ATGTCCAGATGGCAGAAACGCCTGCCACGAGTCCCACCCAAACCCGCAGGTCCCGGACGTAACTTCCGCCCGACAGCACCCCCGTGGTGCGACCCGGGGCGAAGGGGGCCAGCGTGGGGCCACAGGACGGCCGACACCGGTGAGGTCCCTCATCGGCGGCATCCTCGACCGCGCCCCCGTCCCCTACACCTCCGGCCGGCAGAACGCGTTCACCACCCCGGGCAGCGGGGGAGGGGGCCGCACCGCCCAGCTCGCCGCCATGGGCGCGACGGGCACCCTCCATGCGATCGTCTCCTCCCTCGCCTACGACACCGCCGCCGTCGACTGGCACCTGTACCGCACCCCCGCACCAGGCACCCCGGACGGCCAGCGGGAGGAGGTGACCCGCCACCTCGCCCTCGACGTGTGGACCAAACCGAACGACTTCTTCCACCGGCAACTGTTCGTCGAGACGATCCAGCAGCACCTGGACCTGCCCGGTGAGGCGTACTGGGTGGTCGTCAAAGCCGGGTCGATCCCGCTGGAGATGTGGCCGGTCCGCCCGGACCGGATGGAACCCGTCCCCTCCGTGAAGGACTACCTGAAGGGCTGGGTGTACACCGGCCCCGGCGGGGAGAAGGTCCCCCTCGACCTCGACGAGGTCATCCAGCTGCGGCTGCCGGACCCGATGGACCCGTACCGGGGGCTCGGGCCGGTCGGGACGATCCTCGCTGACATCGACTCGGCCCGGTTCGGCGCCGAATGGAACCGGAACTTCTTCCTGAACAGTGCGCAGCCCGGCGGGATCATCAAGGTCGACAAGCGCCTGTCGGACGACGAGTTCAACGAGATGCGCGACCGGTGGCGGCAGCAGCATCAGGGTGTCGCGCAAGCCCACCGGGTCGCGATCCTCGAGCAGGGCGAATGGGTCGACCGCAGCTACAGCGTGAAGGACATGCAGTTCACGGAGCTGCGGAACCTGTCGTCGGAGCGGATCCGGGAGGCGTACCGGTACCCGCTGCCGATGCTCGGGACCGTCGAGAACGTGAACCGGGCCAACGCTGAAGCGGCCCGGGTGATCTATGCGACGGGCTGTCTCGTCCCCCGCCTGGAGCGGATCAAGCTCGCGTTGAACGGGTTCTTCTTGCCCCTGTTCGGGACGACGGGGCGGGGCGTCGAGTTCGACTACGACAGCCCGGTCCCGGAGGACGAGGAGCTGGAGCAGTCCGACCGGACCAGCAAAGCGACCGCGTTCTCGACATACCGGCAGGCCGGTGTGAGCGCCCGGTCCGCGGCGCGGGTCGTGGGTCTGCCTGAGGACCTGGAGATGGACGCCGCCCCGCCCCCGACGGCGGCGCAGCCTCCCCAGGACGGCGGGCCGTCGGTGTCCCCCACTCCGGCGGCCCGCCACCCCCGCGATGACCGTGCGCTGACGATGGCGCTGGCCACCAGCCAGACCCTCGCCGCCGCCGTCCGGACCGCCCTCACGCACAGCGCGCCCGCCCCCCGCCGGCATGCCCGCGACGACACTGGTGCGCCCCGGGCCGCCGCGGTCCTGCCCGAGGCGCCCGGTGACGCCACCCCCGCCGAGCTGCCTACCGGCGCCGGCCCCGACCTGACCCCCGTCCAGGACTCGTGGCAGCAGGCGCTGGACGCCCTGCTCGCCACCTGGGCCGGCTACACCACCGTGCAGAAGACGGCCCTGGTCGAGCAGGTCAGGCAGGCCGTCGCGGCCGGCGACGTCATCGCCCTCACCGGCCTGCACGCCGCGTCCCTCGACGCGGCCGCCGCCCTCGAAGAGGCGATGGTCGCCCTCGCCGCGGATGCTGCCGGGCAGGTCGTCGCGGAGGCCGCAGCGCAGGACGTCACCATCAGCACCGGGACGGTCCAACGGTTCGGTCTCGCCGCGACCGCGCAGGTCGCCGCCGCGTCGCTGACGGCCGGACTGGCCATGTCCGCAGGCAGGGCCGCGCTGCGCTCCTGGGGCCCCGGCTCGACCCCCGACCAGGTCACCACCGTGGTCACCGAGCACCTCGACCTGCTGACGGACGCGCAGGCGGAGGACGTCCTTGGTGGCGCGCTGACGCAGGCGCAGCACGAGGGGCGTCTCGCCACGATCACCGCCGGACCGTCCGCCGCGCTCTACAGCGATGAGGTACTTGACCGGGCGACATGTCCGAATTGTCGGGCTGTGAATCGGAAGTGGCTCGGCAACAGCGACGACCCGCTGCGGCCCTGGCTGCTCACGTACCCGATCCGCGGCTACCTCGACTGCCTCGGCCGGGACCGCTGCCGAGGACAGGTAGTCGCCGTCTGGCGCGGCGGATCCGACTGGCGCAAGTGGGTCGAACTACCCGAGCAGAGAGGTGACGGCTGATGCCTCCCGTGAGCCTGCCCGCGATGCCCCGCCCGGCGACAGCCAGGCCACCAGCACCCCACGCCCGCGCCGCCAGCAAGGACGAGGCGGGCCGGTCGTGGTACCGGATCGAGAACGCCACCGACACCGAGGCGGAGATCTGGATCTACGACACGATCGGCGGCTGGGGTGTCTGGGCGTCGGAGTTCGTCGACGAGCTCCGGGCGATCGACGCGGCCCGGATCACCCTGCACCTGAACTCCCCGGGCGGGGATGTGTTCGACGGGATCGCGATCGCGAGCTCGCTGATCGAGCATCCCGCCACGGTGACGGTGAAGGTCGACGCGCTCGCCGCGTCGATCGCGTCGGTGATCGCCCTGGCCGGGGACCGGATCGTGATGGGCCGCGCCGCCCAGATGATGATCCACAACGCGTCGGCGTTCGCCTGGGGTGAGGCGAAGGACCTGCGGGCGATGGCCGAGCTCCTCGACAAGATCACCGGGGTCATCGCGCAGGTCTACGCCGACCGGACCGGCACCCCGGTCGGGCCGTGGCGGGAGGCGATGGACGCCGAGACCTGGTACACCGCCGAGGAGGCCGTCGAGGCTGGCCTGGCCGACGAGGTCGCCGCCGTCCCGGCCAAGGACGGGGCGAAGGCCCGGGCCGCAGCGGCACGGTGGGACCTGGCGGGGATCCAGGACACGGGCCGGGTCGCGGCGGTCCTGTCCGCACTGCCCGCACCCACCCAGACCCCGGATGGCGACGGGTTCGACGCCGCCTGGGATCCGGCGCTCCTCGCGTCTGCCGTGTCCACCACTGCCGGGTTCGACGCCGCCTGGGACCCCGACACGGTGGCGTCCGCGATCACCGCAAGCGCCACCGAGATGCCCGCCCCACCCGACCCCGACCCCGACCCCGACCCCGACCTGGAGCCCGCCCCGGCCGCGGCCGAGGCGGAGCCCGAGCCGGAGGGCGAGTCGCTCGGGGGTGTGATCCGGCAGGCGATCGCGGCGATGGCCGAGACCGCCCCCGCCGACCCAGCACCAGCCGCGGCCGACGCCGAACCAACAGTGCCCGCGGCGCAGGTCGACGACCCGCCAGCCGAGCCGGCGCCGGTGACCCTCGCCGAGCTGTTCCACCACGCCGTCGCCCTCGCCGCCGACGACGCGCCCGTCCCCACCCCCCCAGTCCCGCGGCCAGCCCCGACCGGCGACCCGGACCTCGACCAGTACCTGATCGACCAGAACGTGTTCATTACGGCTCTAGAGAAAGCGTGGTAAGCCGCATGCCCGCACCGACGGTCGAGCCGAAGCGGCTCACCATCCCCACCAGCGCCGCCGAGCTCGAGGCGATGCTCCAGGACCCCACCCGGATGAAGGACCTGTTCACCACGAACACCGACCAATTCGGGGAGTTCATCTCCAACTATGCGAAGACGGTCCTGGACAAGGACCAGTCCATCGCGACGCAGGTCCGTGAGGAGACGCAGCGGGTCGTGGCGGGCTTCTTGAAGGAGCACCGGCAGGAGGATCTGGTCCGCCCGAGCCTGGCGCCTGGGGACCCGCTGCCGATCCCCGCGCAGCGCAACGCGATCCACAACCCCAAGGCCATGGGCGCGAAGATCGACAACGAGTTCAAGGGCAGCGCGGACTACTTCAAGAGCATCTGGCACCTCTCTCAGCGGGACGCCGTCGCGCAGGCGAGGATCTCCCGGGTCCGGGCCGCGTTCGACTCCACGGTGCCGTCCGAGGGTGGGTTCCTGATCCCGGAGACGCTCCGGGCCGAGCTGCTGCGCGTCGCCCTGGAGACGGCGCTGATCCGGCCCCGCGCCCGCGTCATCCCGATGGAGAGCTTGCGGGTCCCGTTCCCCGCGATCGACGCCACCTCCAACGCCTCCTCGGTGTATGGGGGGATCGTCTGCTACTGGACCGAAGAGGGCGGAGCTCTAACCGCGAGCCAGGCGGCGTTCTCCCGGATCGTCCTCGAAGCGAAGAAGCTGACCGCCTACACCGAGGTCCCCAACGAGCTCATCTCGGACAGCGCGATCAGCTTCGAGGCGTTCATAAACCAAATCTTCCCTGAGGCGTTGGGGTTTTACGAGGACGACGCTTTCATCAACGGCACCGGGGTCGGGATGCCGCTCGGGATGCTCGACGCCGGGAACACGTCCTTGGTGTCGGCGACTGCCGAGACGGGGCAGCCGGCGACCACGGTTGTGTGGGAGAACATCGTGAAGATGTTCGCCCGGATGCTCCCCAGCTCGCTGGGGCGGGCGATCTGGATCGCCAGCATCGACACATTCCCCGCGTTGGCCACGATGGCCCTCTCGGTGGGGACCGGCGGGTCCGCGATCTGGCTGAACAACGGCGTGTCCGGCCCGCCGATGTCCATCCTGGGCCGGCCGGTGTACTTCACGGAGAAGGTTCCGACGCTGGGCACCGCCGGGGACATCTCGTTCGTGGACCCGGGCTTCTACCTGATCGGTGACCGGCAGGTCATGAGTGCGACGTCCAGCCCGCACTACAAGTTCGCCAGCGACCTGACCGCCTACAAGATCATCGAGCGGGTCGACGGCCAGCCCTGGATCAAGTCCCCGATCACCCCCAAGAACGGCGGCAGCACGCTGTCCCCGTTCGTGCAGATCGCGACCCGCTCCTAACGCTCTCGGCCGAGCGTGCTCGGGGCTGTGGCCCGGTCCCGAGCACGCGGTAGGCCCAACCTGGCCGGCATTGAAACCCCGGTCGGAGAGGACAAAGCATCATGCTCGGACTTGGAAGGCTCTACGACGTCGGCCTCGCCCTCGCGCCGGTCGACCTGGGTACCGCGGGTGCGACCGGCAAGCGGATCAGCATGCAGGGCTGCGGGGGGATCGACCTGCTCCTGGTCTACGCCGCGGGCACGGACGGCGACGACCCGGTGCCCAGCCTGCAGCAGCACACCGCCTACACCGGCGGCACGTCGGCGGACCTGGCGACCATGACCACGATCTACCGCAAGGCCGAGACGCTCCTGGACAACGACGAGTCGTGGTCGAAGACGGCCCAGACCGCGGCGGCGATCATGACGGCGGTCGCGGACGACGCGCAGAAGCAGAAGATCTACGTGATCCACGTCCCGTCAACGTCGCTCGCGGACGGGTACACCCACATCTCCGTGAACCAGGCCGACCTGTCCAACAACGCCCAGCTCGCAGCGTTCCTGTACCTGCGGGTCGACCTGGCCAGCCAGCGGACCCCGGCGAACCTGCCCAACCTGCTGCGGCCAGGCGCAGCGAACGCCTGACCGGGAAGGGGTCTCGCAGTGACGACAATGGTTGACCAGACATCCATCCGCAAGGTGATCCTCGGTGAGCGGGTCGTCGGGAAGCTCCAGACGATCGCTGGCGCAGCGACCCACCAGGTGTTCACCGTCGCCGGCGGGCAGGTCCTCATCACCGCGATGTGGGGCGTGACCACGGTCGAGATGGCCGGCGCGAACACCATCAACGTCCAGACCGACCCGACCGTCGGCGACACCGTGGTCATCGCGACCGCGGTCGACCTCGGGACCACGAACACGGCGGCCGGGACGGTCATCGCCGGCCAGGCAGCGACCGCTGCCGCGCCGGCCCTGGTCAAGGGATCCGGGCAGCCGCTCAGCTTCGTGGCCACGACCGGTGAGGTCGAGTCGGTGGCCACGGAGGCCACCGCTGATGGCGCGATCCAGTGGTACTGCACGTATGTGGCGTTGACGACAGGCGCCACGGTCACGGCCTCGGCCTGACCCGAGGGTCACCTCCACGGTCCGGGCGCCGGCGCCTGGGTGACCGGGCCCGGACCGTGGGGGCCAGTCAGCAGCAGTCGACAGGGGGAGAGGGAGGGGGCACCGCCGGGATGTTGTGGACCTGCATGGCGTGCGGGACCAGATTCGCCGTGGGGCTGCCGTGCTGCCCGCACTGCGGTCACCGCCGCCACTTCGAGGAGGGCCAGGGGATGCCGAAGATCACAGCACAGGGTGGGGCGAGTAACGCGCGAGCCGACGACGCCGCCAAGGCCGCGGCCGCTGCGCCAGTGCCGGTCGTCGTGCCGGACCCCGAGCCGGAGCCGACCGCAGTGGTGGTGGCCGACGTGAGCGACCAGGTGGACGGCGCGGACGTCGTGACCTTCACCGTCGGCCCGCCCGACCCCGTGCCGGACTCGGAGCCCGAGGGCGACCCCGGTCCTGAGCCGGAGGCGAAGCTCGCCGTCCCGGCCAGGACCCGCCGCCGATCGACCACGCCCCGGAAGCCCTGACCATCGTGGCCGGCTGGGATGGGCTCCTGTCGATCCTCAAGGAGGCCCGGCAGGAAGGCGAGGCCGACCGGTCCCGGCGGCCCGTGTCCTGCCCTGCCGACGGCACCCTCCTGGTCGCCGGCAAGGGCGGGGTCCAGCAGTGCCCGTTCTGCGGCAACGAACCCTGACCCCAGCCAGCCCGAGCCGTGAGAGGAGGTGACCGGCGATGAGCCTGCCGGTGTACGCGACCCGCGAGCAGGTCAAGGACGCCCTCGACCTGAAAGACACCGCGCGGGCGAACCGGCGCATCGACGACGCCATCACCGCCGCCTCCCGGGACGTGGACCGACTCTGCCACCGCATCTTCTGGCCCCAGACCGGATCCCGGACGTTCGACTGGCCGCACCCCACCCAGGCCACGCCGTGGCTGATCTGGCTCTCCGAGGGTGTCGGGGACCCGCCGATGCCCGACCTCGCGACCCTCACCGGCCTCACCTCGGGCGGCGCGGCGATCCCCACCACCGCGGCGCTCCTGCGCCCCGACGACGGCCCCCCGTACACCCGCCTGGAGATCGACACGTCCACCGCCTACTCCCTCGGTGGCGGGGCGACGTGGCAGCGGGACATCACCGCCACCGGCGTCTGGGCGTACTCGCTCGATTCCGCGGCGGCCGGGGCGCTGGCGGAGGCTCTCGACGCTACAGAGACGGCCGTCGACGTCACCGACTCCGCGACTGTCGGGGTCGGTGACCTGCTGCAGGCCGGGACCGAGCGGATGCTCGTGACCGGTAAGACGATGGCCGACACCACCAGGACCGTGGCAGGTGCAGGGCTGGCCGCGTCGACGGCCGGGCAGACGCTGACCGTCTCCGGTGGGACGTGGTTCGCGGGGGAGACGCTCCTGGTCGAGGCGGAGCGGCTCCTGGTCGACGACGTGGCCGCCACAACGCTGGTGGTGCGCCGCGGCTGGGACGGCACGACGGTCGCCGCGCACGCGTCCGGTGCCGCGATCTACGCCCCCCGGACTCTCACCGTTGTCCGTGCCGCGGCCGGCACCACTGCGGCCACCCACCTGACCGGGGCAACGCTCACCCGGCATTTGCCACCGGCACTGGTCAACCAGTACATCGTCGCCCACGCGTTGGATGCGCTGGCTCAGCAGGCATCCGGGTACGCCCGGACCGTCGGCTCGGGAGACAACGCCCGGCCAGCGTCGGGCCGTGCCCTGTCCGACCTGCGGGACCGCGTGTACGCCGCGCACGGCCGCAAGGCACGGATCGGTGCGATATGAGCGCCGCCACGGTGACCCTGACGGGTCCGATGTTCGATGGCCGCGCCGCCGACGAGGTCGCCGAGATCGCCTGGGATGTGGCCCGCACCGTCGCCGACCAGGCCTCCGCGAACGTCCACCAGTACCTGAACGAGAACATCCAGTACCCGACGCCGTACTACGAGACGCAGATCCTGCGCCGCGACCAGCGACCGGACGCGCACGTCACCGACCGGGGCATCATCTACGGTCCCTGGCTCGAAGGCGTCTCCAAGCGCAACCAGACGACCCGGTTCAAGGGCTACCACTCCTTCCGTGACGCCACCAACCTGGTCGTCGAGCAGATCCCGGCGCTCGCCGCGCCGGTCGTGGCCAGGCACCTGGCGGTGATCCGGTGACCCTGGACGCTGCCGGGTTGCACGCCGCGGTCATCGACCACGCCGCCGCGTTGGGTCTGTTCGACCGGGTCGCCGGCCACGAACCCGCCAACGCCCCCGGCCGGGGCCTGTCCTGCGCCGTCTGGGTCGACGACCTGCGAGCGATCCCCCGCCGGTCCGGCCTCGCCACCACCAGCGCCCGGCTCGCGTTCCTCGCCCGCATCTTCCGGCCCCTCCCGGCGATCGTCGACGGGGACCGCGTGGACCCGGAGATCCTCGCCGCAGCGAGCGCCCTGATCGGCTCGGTCATCGGCGACCTCGACCTCGGCGCGAGCGTGGAGGTCGACGTGCTCGGAGCCCACGGCCCACCCATCGCCGCCAAGCCCGGGTACCTGACCCAGGACGACACCGTCTACCGGGTGATCGACGTGACCGTCCCGCTGATCGTGGACAATTTATGGCCCCAGGTGAGGTAAGGATGGAGGGTAAAATGTTGTCCATGACATATGAGCGCACACCCGAAATCCGGGCCAAGAATCGAACGGCAATGCTTGGGCGCAAGCTGTCGCCAGAGACTATTGCGAAGCGTGAAGCAACTCGCCGCGCGAACGGCACTCGCGAGAAGCACGGCCATGGCAAGCACGGGCAGGATCGAACACCTACGTATAACACGTGGACCAGCATGATCCAACGCTGCACCAACCCCGCGAATCCTGCGTGGAAGCACTACGGCGCACGGGGCATCAAGGTGTGCCTACGTTGGTTCGATTTTGCGACCTTCCTGGCAGATATGGGGGAGCGCTGTGAAGGTACGACGCTCGACCGCATCGACAACGACGGCGACTATGAGCCCGGTAATTGCCGGTGGGCGACCTGGGATGAGCAGGCGCTGAACAAGCGCCGAAGCAGCTACTACGACAGGCCTGCACGCGAGAACGAATGCGGACACCCAGATAGGTGCCACAAGGCGCGCGGAATGTGCGCGGCATGTTACGTGAGATGGCGTACGGGTGCACAAAAGCGCGAGCCTGCTCCTGCCAACTCGTGTGGACATCCAGAGCGCCCGCCACATGCGCTCGGAAAGTGCCGGCAGTGCTACAAGCGGGACGTGGCGCGGAGTTACCGAGCCCGCAGAACAGGAGGCTGACGGATGGCAAAGGAATCCGCGCTCGGCGACAACTTCTACGCCGCCGGCGTCGACCTGTCCGGAGACACCCAGCAGTTGCGCCGTGTCTCCGGCGGGCCAGCGAAGCTGTTCGACACCACCGGCCTGAACAAGGACGCGCACGAGCGGATCGGCGGCGGCCGGGACGGCGCCATGGCCTGGACCAGCTTCTTCAACCCGGCAGCCGGTCAGGAGCACGCGCTCCTCTCGACGCTGCCCACCACGGACGTGCACCTCATGTACTGCCGGGGCACCACCCTCGGCAACCCCGCAGCCGCGATGATCGGCAAGCAGACCAACTACGACCCGGACCGCAGCCGGGAAGGGGAACTGCTCCTGGCCGTCGACGCCGTCGCGAACGGGTACGGCCTCGAATGGGGCCGGCTGCTGACCGCCGGGAAGCGGACCGACACTGCAGCCACGGACGGCACTTCAGTCGATCTCACCGATGTCACCACGGCGTTCGGGTGGCAGGCGTACGTGCAGGTGTTCTCCGTGGCCGGCACGTCGGTCACGGTCGCCCTGGAGGACTCCGCGTCCGCGGGCAGCGGGTTCGCGGCCCTGACCGGTGCCGCGTTCACCGCGGTTGCTGCGCCGGGCCCCGGCTGGCAGCGGCTGGCCGGTGCCCGGGACGCCACGGTCCGCCGGTACGTCCGCGCCGTCACTACCGGCACCTTCACCTCCGCAGTGTTCGCGGTCATGTTCGCCCGCAACGTCACAGAGGTGGCGTTCTGATGACCGTACCCAGCCCGGAAGGGCAGCGGATCCAGCCGCTGCTGCCAGCGGCGGCGATGCAGACCTACCAGGTCGTCTCACCCCTGACCACCCACTGGCGGGCCGCGACCTGCCAGGAGGTCGGCTGCGAGCATCACGAGCGCGGGTGGGCCACCACCGTCCTGCCCGGCTCCCTCGAGGAGGGCACGATCCGGTCCTCTGGCCGGCGGTGGGTGGTCGAGGAGCGGACCGAGGACGGGTTCCTGCGGTTCACCTTCCCGCCGGGGCAGCCGTGCTTCCGTGCGTCGACGCACCGGGTGCTGCTGGACCGGCAGGAGCTGTTCCTGCGCCGCGGCGGGGACTGGCGCGGCAACCCGACCGGTGAGGTCTACCGGCACACCCGCCCGGACGACTGGATCGACGACTTCGGGACCCATCAGCAGCGCATCGCCGACCAGATCCAGAGAGGGTGACCAGCTTTGGCCAAACAGTCCGGTTTGTCGTGGACGACGCTGACAGTTGATGATTCGACGGGCACGTCCGCCACCGACGTCCGCAACGACATCACGAACTTCCAGTTCGCCACGCCGCGCGGGGTGCAGGACACCACGGGCCTCGACAAGGCCGCGATGGAGCGGCTCCTGCTCCTGGCCGACTTCTCCTCGACGCTGAACGGCGTCTTCAACGCCGCCCTGTCCCACCTGGTGTTCTCCACGATCCCCACCACGTCCGTGTCGCGGACGTGCATCTGGACGATCGCGTCGAAGACGATGACCGCCGAGCAGATCCTCACCGACTACCCGCTGACCCGGTCGGCGTCCGCGGAGCTCACGTTCGCGGTGCCGGGGGCCCTGTCCAACGGCACCGCGCCGACCTGGACGTGACCGCCGCCGTGGGCCATCAGATCTCCCGCCGCGTCTTCAAGCTGGTGTTCGCCGACGACACGGAGCTCGCCGGGGCGCAGGTGCGGATGCGGTCCCTGTCCGTCGATGACCTCCTGACCCTCACCGAGGCTGTCGATGCAGCCGCTCACGCCACCGGCCAGGCCGAGCAGATCCGGCAGCTCGCCCCCGTCCTGGATGTGATGGCCGGCGGGCTCCTCGACTGGAACCTCACCGACGGAGGCGACCCGATCCCCGCCACTCGGGCCGGGCTGGGCCTGCTGGAGATCCCGGACGTGACCCGTCTGGCCAGGGAATGGATGACCGCCGCGGCGGGTGTCCCCGACCCTTTGGGCGGTCCCTCGACTCCTGGGCCGACTGCCCCGGAGGTGTCACTGCCGATGGAGTCCCTGCCGGTAAGCCCGCCGAGCTGAGCCGGGCGCAGGCGATCCTCGCGCTCTGCGACCGGTTCCACGTCCTGCCGTCCGCGGTCCTCGCCGAGGACGCGGAGCTGCTGCAGCTGATCCGCATCGAGAACCGCGGCCAGCCCGACCTGTCGGAGGGAGGTGACCCAGGAGGGTGAGCGACAGCAACGAGATCGAGATCGTCGTCCGCGGCCGCGACGACTCCGGCACCGCGCTCGCGGCGGCGGATGCGAAGGCCAAGAAGTTCAAGGGCGACGTCGAGCGGATGCTCAACGAGCTCAACGCGAAGAAGCTGCGGATCGACGCCGACGTCATCGCCGCCGAGCAGAAGCTGACCAAGCTCCGCGAGCAGGCCAAGACGGCGACCGGCGACGCGAAAATCAAGATCGACGCCGACATCGCCGCAGCCGACGCAAAGCTGAAAGTGATGCGCGACCAGGCCGACGACCTGGCCAAACGGCAGACCGTGATCCGGGTCCAGGTGGACGCCGACATCGCGGCCGCGCAGCAGAAACTCGCCGACCTGAAGACCGCCGCCGCCGACGCGGCCGGTGACGTGAAGGTCAAGGCCGACGCCGACGTCACAGCCGCCGAAGCCAAGCTGGCGGACCTGCAACGCCTCGCGGACCGCATCGACGGCAAGACCGTCAACATCGACGCCGACGTCGACAAGGCCAAGGCCGAGTCCGGCCTCCACCAGCTCGAGGATGCGGCCAGCAAGTCCGGCATGGCCTCGAGCGCATCGTTCTCCCGGAACTTCTCGTCCGGGCTGATGCCCGGGCTGATCGCCGCCGGGGCGCTGCTGTCCGGGCCGCTGATCGCTGCGGTCGCCGGGGCGATCACCGCCGGTGGGGTCGTCGGCGTCGCCGGACTCGGCGGGTACCTGCAGAAGGGGGACCCGGCCGTCGAGAAGGCCGGCACCAGCCTGGGCCGCACTTTCGTCAACGGGTTCGAGCAGGCATCCGCCGGGCTCGCCGGGCCGGTCGCGCACGCCCTGGACATGGTCAAGGCCGGGCTGGTGCGGGACCTGCCGCAGATCCGGAAAGCGTTCGACACGGTCGGCCAGTTCATCGCCCCCCTGACTGAGGGTTTCATCGGCCTGGCGCACAACGCCTTGCCTGGGTTCGTCCACATGCTGCAGGCCGCCGGTCCGGTCATCGACGTGATCGCGAAGAACCTGCCCGTCCTGGGCTCCGAGATCGGCAACCTGTTGGCCACCTTCGGGAATTTGGGCCCCGAGGTGGCGATGGCCCTGGACGATGTGATGGCCGTCGTTATCGGCCTGATCGAGGTGTTCCGGCGGGTAGCGATCGCCGGCGCCGGGATGACGGACATCTTCCACGGCGACGTCAGCAAGGGCCTGAAGCTGCTGCAGGACGCCCTCGACCCGACGAAGGTCGCCGCCGACGGTGTCACCGGCTCCAGCGCTGACCTTGCCCGGTCGTTCACGAACCTCGACGGCGCCGCGAAGGCCGTGAAGAAGAGCATGCGGCAGCTGGCGGACGAGCTGCTGGAGCAGCGCGCCGACCAGCGCGGCTACGAGGCTGCGATCGACGCCGCCACGGAGGCGCTGAAACGTAACGGCCGGACGTTGAACGTGCACACGGCGAAGGGCCGGGAGAACCAGGCAGCCCTGGACGACATCGCCTCCTCGGCGCTGCGGTGGCGGGATGCCGTGGCGAAGGCGGGCGGGTCTCAGGCGGCGCAGAACCGGATCCTGGAAACCGCCCGGGACCGGCTGATGAAGACGGCCCGGCAGATGGGCTTGACGGCCGGGCAGGCCCGGAACTTGGCCAACGCGCTGCTGGGGATCCCCCGGTCCATCACGGTCACGGTCACGACCCGGTACCGGCAGGACCGGCAGTCGACGTACAACCAGCAGGTCCCGTACTCGGCCCGCAACGCCCAGGCGCACGGCGGGATCGTCGGCGGGGTCGGGCGGGCGGCGGAGGGCGGGCCCCGCAACGGGTGGACCGACCTGGCCGAGCAGGGCCGGGAGCTCGTCGAGATCCCCGCCGGCGCGGGGCCGGTCGCTCTCCCGGCCGGGTCGCGGGTGTGGTCCAACCCGGACACCGAGCGGATGCTCGCCGGTGCCGGCCGGGCGGGCGCTGGCTTGGTCCAGCTGAACGTGTACGCGCCGATCGGCAGCCAGTCCCAGCTCGAGGACTGGCTCCAGCAGGCCGTCAACAACCTGAAACGGAAGGGCCGACTGTGACCGCCACCATGCATGTCAGGGGGCCCGGCCGCCGGGACGTCGCCGAGGCCCTCGCCACAGCCCACGCCGGGGGAGTAGCCCTCGCCGTCCGCAACCGGGTCGAGATGTTCGGGTACGGGATCCTCCTCGTCGGCCGGCAGATCATCCCTTTCCACAATCTGATCACCACGGCGGGGGACCAGTACTACACGCAGATGGCGATCGCCGGGGTGTCTCCGGCGAACCCGGCCGCACCGACCAAGGTCACCGGGATGAAACTCGGCACGGGCACCACGGCGGTCGCCAAGTCCGGTGCCGGCGGCGCGCTGGTCACCTACCTGTCGGCGAGCAACGCCGCGTTCGACGCGAGCTTCCCGACAGCGACGGCGGTGACCGGGACCGACGCGGGCTGGCAGGCCACCTACCAGGTCACCTGGGCCGCAGGGGTCGCAACGAACTCCGCGATCTCCGAGATCGTGATCGTCAACGACTCCGCCACCAACGCCACGAGCACGGCCGCCAACACGATCGCCCGCGCGCTGATCAGTCCGGCCGCGGATAAGACCGCCGACCTGGCCGCCACAGCCCTGTGGCACCACGTGCTCCTCGGGGCCTGACCTGACATGGCGCTGACCAGCGGGCTGCGATGGGAACTGGGGGCCGGCCTGTCCGACCCCTGGGCCGCACGCGACGCGATGGTCTGGGGCGTCGACCAGCCCACCGCCAGCAACACCGGCATCCTGTCCACGGCCCTGTACAACCCCACCCGCACCTCCCACTCGGGCACCTTCACCGTCCCGTCGGGGGCGCAGTCCTACGACTCCCACGACTTCCACGGCCAGGTGATCGTTAACACATCCGGGCTTAAGTACTTCCGCAACTGCGGGTTCTACGGCAACGCCGCCCCCACCAGCTCCCAGGGCCTGCTGACGTGCACCAGCGGCAGCGCCGCGAACATCGTCGTCGAGGACTCCCTCTTCCAGGCAGAGACCCCCGACCAGAGCCTCGACGCCATCCTCGGCCACCACTTCGTGGCCCGCCGCTGCCGGGTCCGCCACTGCGTCGACGGGTTCGGCGTCTTCAACACCTCCTCCCCGACCGGGGCGCTCGGCGTGACGATCGAGATGTGCTACATCGCCGACCACGCGTTCTTCTACCCGGCCGCGGGCCACACTGACGGGTCGCACTGTGACGGGGTGCAGATCCAGGGCGGCGCCGGGATGGTCCTGCGCGGCAACTACTTCACGGGGATCATCGACACGAGCGTCGGGGATTCGCCGTGGTCGCGGGTCGGTGAGGCGGGGCACAGGGGCACGTCCTGCCTGATGATCACCCCGAACGTGGGTGCGATCACCGGGATGACGATCTCCAAGAACTGGTTCTACGGCGGCGAGATCGGTAGCAACGCGGCCAAGGCCACGAACGCGGGGAACAACCTCGGGTCCTGGACCAGCAACCGTTTCGGCCGTAACCAGTACAACACCGGGCACACCATCGACATCAAGACCGGCGCCTTCTACACCGCGTCCGGGAACGTCTACGACGACACCGGCACCCCGGTCACGATCCGGGTGTACGGATGAGCCTGAAGACGTTCACCTTCGAGGGCGGCTCCGACGGCGTCGGGATCACCACCTCCGACACCGGGTCCGGTGACCAGCTCTCCGAGGTCGTCCCCGGGTCCGGCGGGACCATCACCTACTCGACGACCACGCCGATGCACGGGGCGCTCGGCGGCGAACTGACCCAGGCGACAGCGGCGACGTCCTGCTACCTGTCGATGGACGACACCGGCGCGACCGACTTCAGTGTCCGGTTCTACCTGCGGTTGACCGGCCTTCCGGACGCCACCGTCCAGTTCCCGGTGGGGCTCCGATCGTCCGGTAACAGCCACATCCTGCGGCTACAGCTGCGGTCCACGGGGCTGATGGAGATCGTCGGCGCATCAACGCTCGACACCTCGTCCGTGGCGCTCACCACAGGCGTCTGGTACCGGATCAGCTTCTACGGCACCGGCCTCAATGGCAGCAGCGGGTCGGCGACGTACAAGCTGTACACCGGCGACTCGGCCACCCCGGACGACACCCTGACCGTGTCGTCGTTCACCACCGCCGCGGACGCGACCCGCGTCCGGTTCGGCAAAGGGTCCTCGGCGACGCTCGCCACGTGGCGGATCGACGACATCGCCACCAACCTCGGATCCGCCACCGAGATCGGGATCCCGTCCCTGCTGTGGGAGATCACCGACAGCATCGGCGTCACCGACCCCGGTATCGAGACGTCGATCCTGATCGAGGGCACCGACAGTCTCGGTCTGACCGATGACCTGACGTTCACCCTCCCGGAGACCGTGCCCATCCCTGAGGGGACGGCCGCCACCTACCAGGTGCTGGTCGACTGGGCCGGCGACGGGAGCTTCGGTGGGGTCGGCGACGACGTCACCGCCCGGACCCTGGGCTCCCGGCATGCGGTGTCCATCCAGGGCGGGCGGAACAGCCCGTCGCGGGCCGTCGACGACTGCTCCGCCGGGGAAGCCCAGTTCGTCCTGCAGAACTCCAGCCGGGATTACAGCCCGGAGAACGGGTCCAGCCCCCTGGCTGGTCTCCTCGGCCCGGGCCGGGAGGTCGCCGTCCGCGCCACCTTCGGGACCAGCGTCTACAACCTGTTCCGCGGCAACCTCGACGACTACACCGTGCGGCCGTCGCTGGGGGACCGGTCGGTTGAGCTGACCTGCCTGGACGGTCTCGGCCGTCTCGCGCAGGTCACCATCTCCACCCCCCTGTACCGGGGCGTGTCCACCGGGCAGGCCATCGGCTATGTCCTCGACGTGGCGGGCTGGCCCGCCGGACTGCGGGACCTGGACGCCGGGCACACGGCGATCGCCTGGTGGTGGGAGGAGGGCACCACCGCGCTGGATGCGCTCCGCCGCCTGGTCCGCGCTGAGGGGCCACCCGCGCTGATAGCGGTCGACGGGACCGGGCAGTTGGTGTTCCGGGACCGCACCCACCGGTACCTGCGTGACCGGTCGAGGTATGCGCAGGCCGTGCTCGCGGGCGGCGGCGATGAACCTCAAGCCCTGGACTCCGGGTTCACCTACGACGCGGGATGGCGGGCCCTGGCCAACCGCGTCGAGATCACCTCCCAGGTCCGGGCGTGCACCGGCCTGCCCGAGCAGATCTGGTCCTCCGACACCCAGTTCACCCTCGCGGACGGGGAGACGGTCCAGATCGTCGCCTCCAGCAGCGACCCGTTCCTGGCCGCGATCACCCCCACTGACCCGACGGACTTCACCCTGTCCTCCGGCGGGGGAGTGGTCGCCACCCTGTCCCGCACCTCCGGAGCCGCGGTCACCATCTCCGTGACCGCCACGTCCGGGGCGGCCACCGTCGCCTCGATGGCGTTGCGTGCCAGCCCCGTCCGGGTCGCCACCACCATCCAGACCGTCGTCGAGGACACCGCCTCGGTCGACACCTACGGGCCCCGCTCCTACACGCGGGAAGTCCCCTGGGTCAACGCCAACGACGCTGCCGCGATTGCGAACATCATCACCACCTACTACGCCGACCGACTCCCGATGATCACCTTCAAGGTGAGCGGGAACACGGCCCGCCTGGCCGAGCAGCTGGAACGGGCACTGTCCGACCAGGTCACCGTCAGCGAGGACCAGTCCGGCGTCAACGGCTCCTTCTTCATCGAGCGGATCGCCCACGAGATCGCCGCCGGCCCGGCACATGTCACGACGTTCACCGCCGAGCAGGCCCCCGCGCAGATCACGAACCCGTTCAGGTTCGACGTCGAGGGTGCCGGGTTCAACCAGGGCTTGCTCGCGAAATCGGCGACGGTCGTCACCCCACTATTCGTGTTCGACACCGACGGGCAGGGATTCAATGACGGCCTATTCGCCAGCTGACCGGGCGGCCGCCTACGCCAATTGGGGCAGGTGGATAGCGGACTGTCCGGACGGGTGCGGCAACGCGGAGAAACTCGACCCGGGCCAGGATGCCTACGCGTGCAGCAACTGCGGGAAGGTCGCCCTCGTCTCATGGCCGGACGATGCGGCCCGGATCTGGCAGGCGCTCGCAGTCAGGGTGGCACCGCAGCACCGGAACTGGTTCCCGGCCGGGCATCCGCTCGCGCTGGCGGCCGGGGCCCCGCACGGGCAGCGGGTTGAGGACCTGATGGCGGAGACGTTCGAGCATGAAGGAGTTGTGGCGTAATGGCATGGACCGCGCCGATGACGGCGGTAGCGAACAGCGCGTTCACGGCCGCGCAATTTAATACCTACGTCCGGGACAACTTGAACTGCACGGCCCCGGCCAAAGCCACGGCCGCATCCCAGATTTTCGTCGCGACCGGCGTCAATTCGATCGCGGCCCGGACCATCACCGGGCACAGTGTCGAGGCGGGGGAGTCGACGACAAGCACCAGCTTCGTGGACCTGACGACTACCGGGCCGCAGGTCACCGTGACCACCGGGCCGTCCGCGCTGGTCTTCATGACGTCCCGGATCGCCAACTCCGGCGGCCTGTCCTCCTACATGGGTCACGCCGTGTCCGGGGCCACGACGATCGCGGCGGCGGCGACCAGCGCGCTGATCGCCGACCCGGGTGCGTCGAACCTGGTCCGGTCCACCGCGCTGTCCTTCAGGTCGGGGGACCTGACCCCCGGGTCGAACACGTTCACCGCGAAGTATCAGGTCGATGGTGGGACGGGGACGTTCGCGTTCCGCCGCATCGTCGTCATTCCACTCTGAGAGGGGGGGCCGCATGTCCGCGTCGGATGCGCTGCGGATCGCCGCAGCCGAGGTCGGCACCACCGAGTCCCCGCCGGGCTCGAACAGGGTCGGCTACTGGTCGGTGCTGCCCGAGTTCCAGGGCGGCTCCTGGTGCGGCGCGTTCGTCTGGTGGGTCCTGGCCAAGGTCCATGCGACACCGGACTGGACGACCGTCCGCCGGTTCGTCTACACCCCGGCCGGGATCGCTGACGCCCGCGCGCACGGCGCGTTCTACACCAGCCGCCCGGCGGCCGGGGACGTCGTCTGGTTCAACTTCGACGCCGACCCTGGCCCGGAGCATGTCGCGTTCGTCCGCTCGGCCGCAGCGTGGGACGCCGGGTTCGTCGACACCATCGAGGGCAACACGTCCCTGACCGGGTCGCAGTCAAATGGCGGTGAGGTGATGGCCCGCCGCCGCCCCCGATCCCTGATCATCGGCTTCGGCCGGATCGACTACACCCCCAAGCCGGCCGTCACCTCACCCATGGGAGAAGCAGTGGACCTGTACGAGACCCCTGACGGCCGCGTCTGGGACATCGGAGCCTCCGGGAAGCGGTACGTCACCCACCCGGACACTGTGGCCGCCTACGCCGGCAAGGGGGGGAAGGTTCAGCCGATCACCGCCAAGGGTGCCGATGCGGTGCCCACGATCCCGGCGTGGTTGAGGTCTCCGACCCCGCCCGCAGCGACGGTCGACGTCGCCGCGCTCGCTGCGGCGATCGCACCCCACCTGCCCTCATCCGTGGACCCGGCGGCTGTCGCCCATCAGGTCCTCCTCGAGCTCCGTACCGGACTACCCGCCACCTGACACCGCTGCCGCCAGCCGGGCCGGGGGGCCCACCAACCCCTGCCGAGGACATCGTGATATCAGACCTGGTACCCATCATCCTGTCGATCGTCGGCCCTGGAGGGCTCGCGATCGAGATCGCCCGCCGAGACAGGCGGACGACGCGACGGGATGCCACCGCCGTGCGTGTCGCCCGGGTCGCCGCCGACGCGGCGACGGAGGCTGCCGCGTCGACCAGGCCCATCAACAACGGTTTCGCCGCCCGGACCAGTGGGGACCTGCGGACGCTCTTGGATCAGATGGCCGAGCAGGCGAGGGCATCGGCCCGGATCGAGCAACGTCAGATCGAGCAGGCGGCGATTTCCGGGCGGACCGTGGCCCGCCTGGACCACACGATCGCCCGGCTCGACGCGCACCTCGACCCCACCGGCCCGCACGAAGAGGCCAAGCGGTGACATCGGGCGCTGTGGCGATCGTCGTCACCCTGATCCTCGGGTTGTCGGCGTCCACCATCACCCCGCTGCTCCTGGCCTGGCTGACCAACCGGGCGCGGCGGCGGGAACGCGCTGAGGATAAGGCCGAACGCGAAACAGTCATCGAGGCTGCTAGGCGCTCGACCGAGGTTGTGCAGGGCCGGCTGAATGAGGTTCACACCATCGTCAATTCCCAGCGCACAGAGATGCGGCAGTACATCGCCACACTGACCGAGACACTGCGGGCGGCCGGTATCGGGGTCCCGAACGATCCGAGTCTCGATCCCGCCGATCCATCGAAGGACTGAGAGAACAAGGAGCACCTGATGTCCCAGCCCAGCACCAGCCGTCCGGTCGTGTCGTGGCCGTGGTGGCGTGACCTCGCCGACCGGCTAATCCGCCAGGGCCTGCAAGCTGGCGCACCGGTCCTGGCCGCGGTCACGCTCGCGGCCGGGCACGTCGACCTCCGCGCCACAGCGGTCACGATGGGCGGTGTCCTGACGTTCACCACCATCAAGGGCCTGCTCAACGCTCTGCGGGATGTGCCGCCCGTTACCGGCGGGGGAGTGGCACCCGTCCTATGGTCGAGAGCGTTGCCGGCGTTCGCTGGGGTCGTGCTGGGGTTCCTGCCGACCGAGTTCGCGGGGATGCTCGCCGTGGACTGGCTGGCCGTCCTGGTCGCTGCTACCGCCGCCGCTGGTACTGCGGTGGTCACCTCATACCTGTCGCCGACCGTCCCGGCCCTGGCGGGTCGCGCCGGTGTCACCCTCGCCACCTGAAAGAGAGAGGCTAGTCCGATGGGACAGCGGATCACGATCCACCCGGTCCGGACCGGGACCATCTCCTACGGGGAGGGTCACCTCTTCGAGCTGGCGGACATCCCTGAGGCGTCCCGGCCAGCGGTGATCGCTGCCAGCACCGCCGTGGCCGCACTGGAGGTCGGGACTGCCACGGCGGTCGCATCGTCTGTCGCTGCGGAGGCGGTAGCTAGAGACGCCGCGATCGCCGTCCAGGCGGCAACCGACTCGGGCACGTATGTGCGGAAGGCGTCGAAGTTCCGGGCGCTGAGCCAGCACTCATTGGTGCCGGTCGCCGCCGCAGCGACGATCTCCGCCACGAGCACGCAGACGCTGGCCAAGCTGTGGCCGTCCGCAGACGCCACAGCCGGTGCTGGGACTGTCGACGGGACATACGCCTACAGCGGGTACGGCGTCGCCCAGTTCGGCACCACGGGCACTCGACCGACAATGGTCTCGGCGAACGCGCTGAGCCCGTCTGCGGCTCTCGTGTCGCCGCTCAAGGTCTCCTTCATGCTCGACGGGATCGCCTTCGAGGTCCGCGCACGGAATGCCAACGGCAAGTACCGGGTCTGGGTCGATGACCAGCTCGTGTCGGAGACGGCTGTTTCTCTGGTCAACGACGGGACTGACGGATACACGCTGGTCACGCTGGCCGATAAGCGCCCCCGGCGGATCGACCTAGAGCTGTACAACGTCCCGTTCGGCGGCATCGTCACCGCAGCCACGGACTCCGTCTGGTCGGCGCCGCTACGCGGGCCGAGGACGATCTTCGTCGGTGACTCCTTCGCCGAGGGGACCGGTAGCCCGAACACGGGCGCCGACTGCCTGGTGCGGGCATTCGGTCATGCCCTCGGCTGGGATGAGGTCGTTGCCTCCCCGATCGGCGGGACCGGATACCTGAACCCCGGGTCATACGTGAAATACCGGGATCGGCTGGCCGCCGACGTCATCGCCTACGCGCCGGAGGTTGTGGTCTGGTCCGGCGGGATCAACGACAGCCCGGTCACCAACCCCGCGTGGACCGCGGCCGCTGTCGGCGCCGAAGCTTCCGCGTGCTTCGCGGCCGTCACCGCGGCACTCCCCAACGCGCTGCAAATCGTCAACGGGACCTGGTACCACAACGGGCCCGAGTCCTGGCCCGTCTGGATTATCCCCCTCCGGGATGCCGTCAGGGCCGCGGCGCTGGCCGCTGGATGCCTGTTCGTCGACCTGCTGGAGATGCCGCTCGGGCACGCCGCCGTCTCGACCACAACCTCCTCCGGGGCATCGGCCGGGGCAACGACCATCGCGGGATTGGCGGCCCCAATCCCCGCCGGATCCACGGTGTCGATCAACAACATCGACCGCCGGGTCATCACGAGCCGGTCCGGGACCGGCCCCTACACAATCACCGTCCCGGCCCTGACAACCGCAGTCCCCGCTACCCCCGTGACCATCGCGACGGTCGGGCCCGCGCTCTGGTCCGGAACCGGCCGCGTTGGTGCCACGACGGGCGCGGGCAACTCTGACCTCTACGTTTCCACTGATGGGGTCCACCCATCGCAGGCAGGACACAACGCGATCGGGACCGCAGCGGGACGTCTCCTACTGGCGCAACTCGGAATCCGCTGACCCACCGCCCATAACGGCGGGAAGCTGACCGAGCGTCTTCCCTGCACCCGCATACCCTGGAGCTCCACCCCACCCCCGTACGCCAGCCCAGCCCTAGGTCGTGACGCCCCCATGCCCGCCGCCGGTCAGGTCCGCCACCCCGCACCCAAGCCCCAGACGGCCCAACGGATCCGGCGCGCACTGGCCACCCGCACCGGGTACACCGCAGCAGTCACCGCCGGGGGACTGGTCCTGGCATGGTGGGCGTCCACCGGCCCCTGGTCGGTCCTCCCCGTCACCGTCCTCGCGGCCGTGCTGGCGGGGTCCATGTGGGTCGCCGGTTGGACGGCGCGGGGCCTGTAGCTACCGTGACCGGTGCAGCACCCCAGCCCCACCGGGCTGGCCCGGAGGAGACGCCGGCACGCGGTATTGGGTCGCCGTGGACCGGCAGCGGCCCCAACCTCATTGCGAGGTTGGGGCCGCGTCCTACGTCCAGGCTGGTCAGGCGGTGACGACGACCGGGGTCCCCAGAGGCACCTGCCGCAGCAGGGCGACAACACCATCCGGGACGCGGACACACCCATGGGAGACGGCCCTGCCCAGGCTGGCCGGATCGTTCGTGCCGTGGATCCCGACCTGCCCGTCGCTGCCACCGAACTCGGACAGGGTGTCGGAGTGGGCGGACAACCCGAGCGCGAACGAGCCGTAGGCGCCGCCCGGGTCGGCGGGACGTACCCGGTCGGTGACGAAGAAACTTCCGGTCGGGGTCGGGTTCCGGGTGGAGCCGACCGCGGCCTTGCCGGTGGTGGCCTTCCCGCCGCCGACCCGGACGGTGATGGTCCGGGCCGATAGGTCCACGGCGATCGACGTGGTGACCTGCTCGACCTTCACGTCACCTGCCTTGACCCAGCCGCTGCTGCCGTTGGGGCGGGTCGGCAGCGTGACGTGCACCCAGCCGGGCTGCCGGCCGAGCACGGCCAGGACCCGTACCGTCCCGTAGCTGGAATGCCGGGTTCCGCGGCCGGGGGGGAGTGGCCGCAGTAGGACCGCACCGATCACCTCTGATGAGTTCCCTCGACCTGGCGCCGATCCCGGTCTCGGGTCCGCTCGGCCAGGATCTCCGCAGCGGCCAGCAGGTGTCCCAGAGCGGCTGCGTTCTCAAGGCAATGGAATTTGCCGGCCTGGTAGAACCCGATCCGCCCGATGGCGGCGGCGATCACGTCTTCTACGAATGCGCCGTTCGGGTCCTTGCGCACCCCGTCCACAGCGAGTGGCCCGTTCTGCCATTCGATGCTCAGCCCGGTACTCGGCCCGGTTGACACGGTCTTCCCGCCAGCCGGGTTGCCGTTCTCGTCGGTGTTGTGGATCTCGTGGATCATCTTGCGGGCCTCCCTCTCGGTTGTCAGTGCGATTGTGATGGCCTCCGGGTTGGATCGGGCTCCGAAGTGGCGGACATGCAGGTCAGGGGCGTTGCAGCGCGCCCTCCACCGCCTCCACGAGCAGGGCCATCGCCTCATCCGGGCCCAGCCCGGGCTCCGTCTCGAACCGGGCCTGAGCCGCCCGGAACGCCCCCAGAGCGCTCCCAGCCAGCGTCGGCCGCGGCGGCGCCGGCAACCCAGCCGCCACGAACAAGTCGGAGAACGGCAACGTGACAGCCAGCGCCCGCAGCCGGTCCGAGCGGGGCACATCCCCCGGCTCACCCCGCCACCGGTCGCGCAGCAGCGGCCAACCGCGCCGCCAGTCGTCCAGCACCGTCGCGTCACCCACCCACGAGCAGTCGTCCGCCCGCTCCACCGCGAACGGCACACCCAGGTACGCCAGGCCCGGTGCCCGCCACGTCAACTCGATCGCCCGCCCCTGCTCGTCCAGGGCCCCCACCCGTGGTGGATCGGCACCTGAGTGAGCGGCCCCATGGCGTACCCCTCCACGTACGACCAGCCCGGGTACACCAGCGCGCAGTTCAGGGCGTTCGCGAAGCAATGCGACTCGACCATCACTGCGACCCGGCTAGAGATGTGCCAGGTGCCGTGCTTGAGCACGAACTCCTGCGGCGACCCGTAGGCGTGCCCGGGCGGGGTCACCCGGCGGCTGGCCACAGCGCGGAGGCAGTCGGTGAGCCAGCGCCGGACTGCCGCCGTCTCCGGGTCGACCCCGGCCAGCCTGGGGTCACGGCCACCCGGGCGACGCCGCCGGCTCACGTCGCGTCCCTCCAGGTCGGGTCGAAGTCCGGATGATCCGCATACGGCTGGACCAACTGCCGCAGCACCCAGTCATTCGTACTGGTCACGATGCTGGCGATCGCCGACTGGAAGACATCACCGGCCGGGGGCGCGGTCGGCCGATCTGAGAACAGGCGGACAAACTGCCGCTTGACTGCCACCTCGGCGAGGACCCGAGCCGGATCCCAGCGGGCAATGTGCGGAGCGATCGCAGTCCCCGGATCGATCGGCCAGGCTCCACCAGCACCATCGTCCTCGTCCAAGTCGTCGTCTGTCGTCGGCCACCACAGCACGGAGCTCCGCTCAAGGTGCCAGGAGCCGGACACCGTCCGTGAAGCCACCCGCGCAACCGCTTCGTCCTCGTCGAGGCGGGCGGTCAGGAACTCGACCAGGTCAGCCACGATTCGACTCCCCCCTCCTGCTCCAGCATCCGGTACCGGGCCAGATCGTCCACAACCACCCTGGCCCGCCCCTCCTCGACATCGATTGCCCGCAGTGCCCGCAGGTACGCCGAATCCAACGGCGCAACCTCGACGGCCTCCAGGACACCCAAGGCGTGCTCGCGGGCCTGCGCCATGTCCCATTGGCCGACGCGCAGGCCGTGCAGGCTCACAGCCAGGAACGCCTCCCCCGTCCGGGCGGAGACGCCCGGCTCGAGCTCCAGCGGGGCCGGCCAGACCAGTAGCGGCCGGTCGCCGCGCATCCGACGGACCAGATCAACCGCCGCCTCCTGGTTGCAGACCGTCGTCATCTGCCGGATCACCGCAGCGTCGTACTCGGCGTAGGCGACCGCTACGAGGATCGCCCGGGCGTAGGCGACCGCAGTAACGTCGTCGATCGGGTGTGAAGTGTCGTCGTCGAGCTCGACGACCGGACGGTAGATGCCTTCCATGTCGGGTACCGTCCGGATCCAGACACCACCCTGCTCATCAGCCATGGTCAGTGGTCCTCCCCTGCTGGCTGGCCAGCGCACCGGATACCCGGTCATTGACGAGATGGACGTCCCCGGTGCTCAGCGCGACCAGCGTCACGCCCCGACCGAAGCGGATCATGCAGGTGACCTGAGGATCTCGCACTCCCGACCGGAGCCGACCCGCCGCGACCGTGATGGGCGGATCCACGGGCACTGGACGGAGCGCGAGGAACGCCTCACGCCGGGCCGGATCCAGCACCTCGCACAGGTGGTCGAAGAGCACGACATTCGGGTCAGCGACCGGCTCGAACGGGCCGAGATCGCAGACGGTCCCCGCCGGAATCGGATCACCCCTCCGCCGTGCCCGCCGAAGCATGAACCTGATCAGGCTTCTCATCCCCGACCGTCCTCCCCTGCTGGTAGGTCAGTGCGCTGGCGACCATCCCCGCCAGCTCGGGATCCGCGGTGACAGCGTCTGCGAGCAGCTGCTCAACCCGCTCCGACAGCCACTCGCCGGGCCGCTTCCCGTCGATCAGCGCGGCGAACCCGAGCGCCGTCCACGCACCGGCCTGGAGCTGGACCGTCACCGGCCGGGTCCAAGGCCCTGCCTGCGGGGCGGGCCCGACGGGACCGACCAGCCGCAACGGACGCCTCGCGGTCACGACTCGACCTCACCCTCGTAAAGGAGGACCCGGACCCGATCGCCGTCTACGGTCAGGGAGAACTTGCAGTCCCCGATACCGAGGTACCAGTGGCCGCCCATGTCCTCCAGATGGAGCAGGCCAGTCACGACGATCTCGTCCAGCCACGCTTCGGCGGGGAGCACGTGGTTGACGGCTCCTGGCCACGTGGAGGATGCGCCCACATGGTTCGCGACCGTGTATGGCGGGTCGGTGCCAGCGCCGTAGGCGAGGATCCGCCACCTGTTGGGGACGGGCGACGGAATGTCCTCCATCACTGGCGGCCGAGCGACCATCAGCAGTCCCCCAACATCGCGGCCAGCGCCTCGACCTCAGCCGGGTCAGCGGTCAGGCCCCAACGGGCCTTGACCTGCACAACCATGCCGGCGTACCGGCACCGCCGCGCGCCGCCGGCCGGTGACCAGCCCGCCGCATCCTCATCGCCCTTCACCTGGTTCACCCGGCCCGCTGTGGCCTGCAGGACGGTCAGGTCGTTGGCGTAGGCCTCCCGCCGGTCCGGGGTCCAGGACCAGGCCCCGGACCGCCACGCCTCAGCCAGAGCGACGATGTGGTCGATCTGCACCTCACTCGCGCGGGCCTTGGCGAACGCCACCTGCTGGCCGGTGTACGGGTCGACCAGTGCGCCTGCGACCACGACGCACCGGCCCCGGCGGGTGATCCCGGTCAGGTCCCGGGTCAGGACGTCGTCCCGCTGCCCGCACCCATTCCCGTCGACGTCCTTCCACCGTTGCCCGAACGCGTCCCGCTGGTAGGTGTCGGCGTGCGCTTCGGCAGCGACCGTGAGCCCGGCCAGCGCACCCGTCGCGGGCACCGTCGGACCGGAGCTGTCACCGTGCTCGGTACTACCGCTGCCGCAGGCGGCCAGCAGGACACAGCCCGCCACCACCGCACCGATCCCGGCCCTCACCGTCACAACCGCCCCCCTGGGTTCTCCTGCTCGTGGCCATCCCGCCCTGCCAGTGCCGTGTCGATGCACCTGCGGAGCATCACCGGGAAACTGACCCCAGCGAGGTCGGCGGCAGCCTTCAGCCTGGCCACCCGTTCGGAGCCCAGGGAGACCGTGACCCGGCCGCCCACGGTGGGGCGGCCGGGACGACGCTTGGTCTCGGTGGTCACCGGGAGGCCGGCGTGAAGCGGCTCGCCCCGGTGCAGACCTGCCAGTACTTGACGTGGATGCAGTGGCGGCCCGTGCGGCTCTCCAACGCGGCCATGGCCAGGCCCAGCTCGCGGTCCTGCACGCGCTCGCCGCCCGACGTGGCGTAGGTGGCGCCGGGGGTGCTGATCGTGGCGGGGGTGTGGCGCGTCTCGGCCAGGATCTCGCCGGTCTCGCTGACGATGACTCCGCGGCGGGAGTCGCCGACACCGTGCGCGTATCGTGCCCAGGCGGCGAGCGGGCCGCTGAGGTCCGGGTCGCCGGAGGCTGCGGTGAAGACGCTGCGGGCCTTGGCTGCGAAGTAGTCGGTCACGGTGTCCTCCGGTGTCGAGTTATCCGATGTCGTTAACTCAACTCTAGCGGTAATAAACGATGGCGTCAACTAGCCTTCAGCGGGTCCGCTCTTCCCGGATCTCCATCCGCCCAGCCGCCAGACCCGCCGTCCACGCCCGCCGCAACAACGACGCCACCACCGCAATCGTCGACGCATCCCGCCCCTGCAGCCACGCGATGACCTGCTCGTCGTAGGAGCCGACCTGGATCCCGTCCAGGGCTGCGCCGAGCATGGCCCGGGCCACTTCCCCGGCCGGGGTGATGTCACCGCCCGGGGATTGGGCGTTCGCTAGGTCAAGGAGCTCGCTGTACGGGTCTACGGCGATCGGTCCTGGCAGCGGCGTGTGCTGGGTCATGGGGTCAGTGTTCCTTCCTGGGTCGCGCTTGGAGCGTCGTCGGTAACTTCCAACACCGGGGCCGATCCGGCTGGAGCGTCCCCACTCGCGAGCCGATCCCGCAGCTCCCTGGCAGTGGCGGGAGCGCACTTGAGCCGCCGCCGGATCGCCTCAGCCGACGGTGCCAGATCGAGGCCACCCGACTCGATCTCAGCGGCCAACTCGACGGCCAGTTGATCGACCGTCCGGGGCTGCCGGGTCGGCTTCTTCCTGGTCGATCTCCCGGCCGGGATCGGGGTCGATCCGATCGACTTCGGAGCTTCGATCACCGGCGGTCCGGCGGGTCGATCCGCAGCGGACTGGATCGACTCGATCGAGGCCTCGATCCGGACCCGATCCGGGACGGCCGCCGACTCGATGTCGGGGTCGATCCGATCGGGGTGCCCGGCCTCGATCGACACCCCCGGATCGGGGTCGATCGACCGGACGGGATCGACTCGATCGGCCAGCCGGATCGCCACCGCAGGATCGACCACCCCAGCCCACACCGCGGCCCGGAACGCGGTGAACGTCCGGACCGGATACAGGGTCCACCGGGCCATCGAGAACCGGACCGTCCTCGGGTCGATCAGGTCCTCAGCCCGCAGCTCGGCGCGGTGCATCGACCTCGACTGGATCGACCACAGCCACGGCGAGATCACCGAGAACCCCGTGTACGTGATCGCCACCGCGGTCGGCTGCCAGTCGGCCGACCAGTGGGAGTAGTTCAACGCCCCGACCGTCCCGGCAGCCGCATACGAGGCGACCCGCAGCCGCAGCGCCGCATCACCGGCCATCAGCGCCCGGTGCGCCTGGTAGGCCAGGTAGACGGCGATCGACTCCAGGGTCGCCGCGAACCCGACCGCAGTGAGCACCGCGGGCACACCGAGCGCCGGGGAGATGTGGTCCATCGCCCACAGCGTCTGCCCGATCCCAGCGAACGTGTTGACCAGGACGACGGGCACGACCATCGCCCACGTCCCGCCGCGGGAAGCGACCTCGGCCAGCCGACGCCTCGCCCGATCATCTGCCGGCTGGGGCCGGTCGAGCTGGCCGGCCAGCCGACGTGCGGTCTCCAGGGGCACCCGACGCCTCGGCAACGACAACACACTCACCGGCTCCCCTCCCGCAACGCGCGGAGCACATACATGCCCAGCCGGGGCCGCTCACCGACCCCCCGACACGACCGGCAGGTCCGCTCCCGGCCCAGGATCCGCGTCCGGCGAGACCCGCCACCGCCGCAAGCGTGGCAGGTGTACCCGGGGACCAGCCAGCACCACCCCAGGTACCCGGCGGCCAGCACGACGACGACGCCGGTAGCGGTAGCGGCCAAAACGAGCACGTGCACGATTCCCCTCCAGGAGCGGTTTCGGGGCCCTGCGCGACCCCTGCCCTACCAGTCTGCGATCTTGCTTGAAATGGCCTCTGACCTGCGGGTTTACCGGTAGGGCCGGGTGGTAGAGGCACCCCTACCGGTAGGGCAGACAGCCACTACCGACCCTCGTCCTCGCGGCCCTCCACGGCCTTCCGAAGAACCGCCAGGGACACACCCGCACGGTTGACCTGCTCCCCGTCGATGTTCCGTTTCCGCTGCGCCATCGTCGGGATCCCAAGCGCGCGGAGCCGGTCCCCCAACCAAGGTGCCTCCAGGTCCCCGTACTCGCTCGGCGCCCACTCCGCGAGCAGCTCCTCCAGCTGGTGCAGCCACACAGACTCGTCGGCGCTGGGGCAGTCCCGGAAGACCCGGATGCAGTCGAAGACGACCTCCAGCTGGTCCCGCTCGAGCTCGATGCGCTCGCCGACCGCATCCCCGGACAGCACCCCTGCCGCGGTGCGCATAGCCAGCGCGCGGCGGGCGATGGGCTCCGCGTCCGGGCCGTCGATGTCGGCGCCCCGGACGGTCTGCGCGGTCGTCCCACCGTCCCGGAGCAGACCGCAGCCCTTGTCGTCCTCGGTGAAAAGGTCGGCCCGCATGCCCATCGCGTAGGCGCCGTCCCCGAGGACGAGGTTGTTCGGCTTCCACCCGCCGACCCGCAGGCAGAACCGCAGGCCAACGTTCGCCGAGATCGCCGTAGGGATCGACTTCGCGTCCGGCCGCTGCGTGGCCAGGATCAGCATGATCCCCAGCGCGGGGCCACGCTTGATGATCGCGGTCAGCTTCTGCTCGGCCTCGGCCGCGAACTCGGTCTCGAAAAGTTCGTGCACCTCGTCGATCTTCAGGATCACGGGGTGCAACTTCAGGGCCGGGTCGTCGGCGAGCTCGCGGGTGACCTTCTTGTCCGGGCACCGCGCCGGGTTCTCCCGGGAGACCCGGGCGATCGTCTTCGCCCGCGGATCGAGGTAGCCGGCGACCTCCCGGATCGAGGCCATCACCGACTCGATCGCCGGTGTGTCGGTCGACCCGGAGCCGGTCGTGTACCGGTGCAGGTACGGCTCCAACATCGAGTCGTCATCGGTGCCCTTCAACTCGTGGTCGTGCAGCTCGCAGGTGACATCGAAGCTCGCGGCGAGCATGAGGACCCGGACCGTCCTCGATTTGCCCTGCCTCGGGATCGACCCGACCAGCAGGTTCGAGAACATGAGGAGGACGGTGACCGGCCGTCCACGCTGGTCCCAGCCGAGGAGGATCGGCTTGAACACGTCGGACCGCCCCGTCTTCGCGAGCGGCCACGGCGGCTGCGCCATCTTCGACATCGGGGCGTCCAGGACGTGCAGGGTCAGCCGCCCCGGGTGGACCCGCGGCTCACCCATCGGCCACACGCAGCCGATCGGGCGGCGCAGACCGGCGGCCAGCTTCTCCCGCTTGTCCGCGACCTCCGCGGCGGTCGTGCCGTGCGGCAGTTCGATCCCGACCTCATGGCCGACGGCGGTCCTGGTGATCGGCTCGGGGAACCACTCGGCCGTCTCGCCCTTCGCCGCGCCCGTGGTGAGCGGTCCGATGCCGACCCCTGCCAGGGCCCGGACGATCGCCACCGACGTCAGCCGCGGGACCGTGGACTTCACGGTCGCCGGGGACAGGATCGGCCGTCCCACCGGTCGGCCAGCGCGGACCAGGCCGATGACCGCCGTGACCGTGACGGGGCCGGTGAGCCAGCCGGGCGCCAGCCACACGAGCAGGCCGGCCGCCAGCAGGGCGAGGAGCCCGAGGGTGGTCGCGCCGGCCAGCCGGCGGGAGATCCGAGCGTTCCGCTCCCGGACCAGCAGCATGTACGCCTTGTGGTCGTCGGACAGGATCGCCGACTTCCGCAGCGGCCGCGCCTCACCGTCACCCACGAACTGGACCGACCCCCACGCCAACCGGCCCGCACCCACGACCGCATACCAGGCGAGGAGCCCCAGGTCCGGGACCAGGTGCACCACCCGGTACAGCGTCCAGTGCCAGGCCGCTGACGCGGCGATCCGGGTGACCGTGCGCCGGCCGACCTGGGTGGCCATCCACTCCGGGACCAGAGGCCGGCGCCGCGCATCCGCCTTTGCCCGGATCCGGTCCACCGCCGCGGACCGCCGGGCGGGCGGGTCGACGGCCGGGCCCTGCTCGGCCGCCTCCTCGACCTGCCCGGCCTCCAGGTCCCCGGCGGTCAGACCGTGACCGGGCTCGTGGGCGAGGGAATCCTTCAGGTCGTGGGCGTCGACCTCGAGGCGTTCCTCGAGATCGAGGGCGCTGCCGTCGTGGTGGCCGTTGGCCGCGTCCAGGTTCATTGCCAGACCTCACAGTCAGCGGTGTGTCGTGCGATCCCGCCGCAGGGACAGGCCCCGCCGGGCGCCTCGCCCGTCCGTTCGGTCCAGTTCTCGATCGCCTCGTCGGTGTCCAGCGGGTCCGTGCCGGCCTGGCCCCCAGCCCCGGGCATGGACGCGGCGAACCGCGACCTAGGCGACCGGCTCCCGCGGCGCGCGCTGAGCGTGGCCGCAGCCCCAGCCCCGGCGCCGGTGACTCTGCTGGGCTGCCGCCGCCCACCGGTACGGGCCGCAGCCTTCTGGATGGACCCTGGGCTGTTCAGGCACCCGGCCTGCGGCATGTGCCGGCCGACCCCCTTGCCGACCTCCCGCCCGGTCTTGAACAGGCCCTTCAGGAAGCCCTGGAAGCGGCGCTTGCGCCGTCCGCGGCCGCTTCCGGTACCGCCGAAGTTGATGTTGAAGAGGGAAAAGTTCGCGACCCTCTGACTGCGGGCCGCCGTCCGCTTGCGGCGGGGCTTGACGAGACGGGTGCTGGTCGTCCCCCGGCGCTTCGTGGTCCGGGTCCGGGGAGGCTTCCGGTGCTTGCTGGTGGCCATCACCGATCAACCCCTGGCTGCCAGGTCCAGTCCATCGGGGTCTGGATCCCGCAGTGATCGCAGCGGAGGATCAGGTGCGCCCCGCCGTCGGGAGCGAAGATCGGCCTGTCGGCTGGCCGGAGGATCCCGCCGCATCCGCACCGGTCTGGATACTCGGGCACGCGGTGGCCGGAGATGGGGACTGGCCGGGCGCCCTTGGCGAGCGCAGGCACGGCCTCGGCGAGCCACGCCCAGAGCGTGTTCCGGCCCGGCTCCGGGTCGAGGACCGTCACTGACCATGCGTGCGCGAGCGCGTCGATCACGTGCCGGGAGCAGCCGGCGAACTCGTCCAGCAGGTAGCCGACCGGTACGCAGCCCCCGAATGAGCAGGTGGCCCTGTCGTCAGCCCACGACACCTCACGGGCGTCCTCGCCAAGGCGGCCGGCCCCGATGGGGTGAATGAACACGTGGACCCGGGTCGGGGCCCAGACGGACGCCGAGAACAGGCGCTGGGCGGTGTCCCTGTCGGTGTACCCGTGCACGGCGGCCAGCGCGGTCGCGCGGGTGGCGCCGTGGTAGCCGGGCCCGACGTAACTCGCTTGGGAGGTGCGGGTGAGGAACCCGGCCCTGTTGCAGGCCACCAGCGCGGCGGTCAGCCCGGGCGCCCGGTCCTCGTCGACATCGACGCGGCCGTAGTAGCCGGGCTGCGACCGGATCTCCCCAGCCAGCCACGCCGCGGTGAGGTCGGCGAGGTCCTGCAAGGTGCGTGCCGCACGCCAGCGGGAGCGGTCGGACAGGCGCAGAGTCGTCATGACCAGGCCACCGCCATCGGCATGATCGGGCGGATCCGGACCGGCGGACGGACCCTCACCGGCCCCCGCGCCCCGGCAGGCGCACTGGCGGTGCAGCCCTGTAAGACCAGCATCGTCAGCGCGGTGGCCACCAGCCCGGGCAGCAGCAGCGGCGACGTCGCGCCGGCAGCGACCGCAAGCATCGAGACGACGCCAAACCCTGCGAGCACCGCGAACGCGAGCAGGGACACGGCGAGCGGGGCGGTGCGCCGGCCGCTGATCACGGCCAGGAGCGCGGTGAGGTGCCGGTGGATCGTCGTCTTCGGCGCCCCGACCGCCCGCCCGATCTCGGCCAGCGACTTGCCCTCACCGCGGAGCCGGGCGGCGAGGTCGCGCTGGCCGCCGGTCAGCGTCGGTGGGCGGCCCTTCGGCTTCCCGGCCTCCCACGCGATCTGCTGGCGCTCCCGGCGCAGGTCACCCTCGAACTGGGCGATCGCGGCCAGGAGGGTGTAGACCAACCTGCCCGTCGCCGAGGTCGTGTCGATCGGGTCGGACAGGGACTTCAGCCCAATCCCGCGCTTGTCGAGATCGGCGGACAGCGACAGGAGGTGGGTGGTGGAGCGGGCGAGTCGGTCGAGGCGCCAGATGACGATCACGTCGCCGTCCCGCGCGTAGTCCAGGAGCGCGGCCAGCTCGGGCCGGTCATCGCGGTACCCGGACGCCGACTCGACGAAGACCCGGTCGCAGCCCGCGGCGCGCAGCTGCGCGACCTGCGGGGCAGGGTCCTGGTCGGTGGTGCTCACGCGGGCGTAGCCGAGCATGGTCATCTGAGATCCCCCTCGCTGTCGTTCCGGAAGTGGGCGGGAGCCGATCGGGACGGCCGGACGGCTGGAACGGACATCCGGAACGGCATCGGTGCAGGACGCGCTCCCCGATCCGGCGCCACAACGCAGCCGTTCCGGATGAGTACTTCCGGAACGAGCCGGTTCACGGCCGCGCTCCGCGGGGCTGGACGCGGCCGGTGTGCACGTCGGCGCACCGCTGGCAGACCAGAAACGGCAGGGAACCGGCCCCGGCGAGCAGCACGGTCCCCGGTCGGCCGCAGCCACGAGCGCAGTCAGTTCCCAGCGCTGGGAGCTCCTGGGAGTGATCCGGGACCTGCGGTGCCGGCTGTTCGCTCGGCCTGACCAGACGGCGGACCAGGACCACGCCACCGACGACGATCACGGTGAGGGCAGCGGCGCCTGCGACCAGCACCAGCACGATCCGCTCAAGGGCCGCCGCGATCGCCTCCCCCTGCGTCGCGAGGACCAGCCAGCCGGCGACGAACACCGCGGCCGCGGCGATGACCCGGATCACCTGGCACCACCGAACGCCCGGGCGGCGTAGCCGAGGCAAAGGACGCTGGCCTCCGCGCCGAGGACGAGGAGCGTGCCGCCGCCGGCGATGCGGGTCAGCGCCCAAAGGCTGACGCCGACGGTGCTGATCCCGGCGGCCTGGATCGCGACGGCCCGGGCGGTCTGGTTGGTGGGCCTCCGCCCCGCCGGCACGGCCGGGGGAACCGTGCTGGGGGATGGCGGGACGGAGGCTGACAGGGGGGTCGGTGCGCAGCCCTGGCAGACCAGGAACGGCGACTCACCGTCGCCTCCGAGGATCCACCGGGTGCCGGGGCACTGCCGGCACGACTCGCACACGTCGGCGAGCTGCAGGGCGGGGACGGTCACGCGGCACCACCAGCCAGGCGGTCGGGAGAAGTCACCTGACGATCCTGACACACACCTTTCACCCCTTGCAAGGCTTGCACGGGGCGCGCGATGATGTCGACGTGAATGCCGCTCCCTCTACCCTTGCGACCAGCACACACCTTGCACTGATCCCAAGGAGAGGGATGCCCGCCACCGACGACGAGACCCTCAGCACCGGTGAAGTCGCCAAGCTGCTACAGGTCGATCCAGTCACCGTCTGGCGCATCCCCAGACGTGAGCTGCCCTACTCGCAGACGCCCGGGGGCGCGCGCGGCCGCGGCCACCGCCGGTACCGCCGCGGAGACGTCGAGGCGTACCGGGGCCAGCGGGCAGCACCTGTCCCTCCGCCGTCCATCGAGGACCGCGTAGTGGAGCTAGAGGCGTGGCGCGACCGACACCAGCACGGCCATGAGGGGAACTGACCATGGACACGATAGGAAGCCCACTGATACTCACCACGGTGCAGATCACCGACCGGGATCCCCGGTCGGCGGACGTCAAGCATCTCCACGACCTGGTCACCCAGGCCGCCCTCGCTGGGGAGCAGCCCCGGCCCGTCCTGTGGGCCATACCTAAGCCGAGGGTCCTGATCGTCCGCCACGACCGGCCCATCACCCGTGAGGACTGGCCCCGAGGGTGGGCGATCAACACCACCCACAGCCCGTACTGGTGGCCGACCGCCGGGGCCCTGATATCGGGGGCCGTCGTGATGGACTCAGGCCAGTCAGGCCAGTCGCACAGTCAGTGGGTCCGGGAATGCGAGCTGGTCGCGGCAGGGCAGATCCCGGGGAAACTCTCCGCCCGGTCGGAGAAACGGCGGCATACGGTCCGCCCGCCGGAGGCGATGGTGGAGGTGCTGGCGGGCAGGCTCGCGGGGATCCTCGACGGGCTCGACGTGACCATGGCCGGGGCATGGCACCTGACCGGCCGCAGGGTGAAGGAGGGCCGGGTCCAGCATTCGAATCACACACTGCTGCGATTCGAGGGCCGGGTCTGCGACGAGCCGGCCATGCACGCGCTCATGGCCGAGGGTGTAGGCCGGAACAAGAGTTTCGGGTGCGGTCTCATCCTCGCCCGCCCAGCGCCAGCCCAGGTGCCGGCATGCTGACGGCGGTCCGGATGGCGTGGGACGCAGCCGGTGGGCCATCCCACCCGAAGGCGATCGCCGCCGACGCCGGGTGCGTGGTGTGCGGGGTGACCCACCACCGGCACCTACGGGCGCGGGATGCGCTCGGCAAGAACTTCGACATCCTCACCGCGGCCCGCCCGGACCTGTCGACGGTGTGCGAGCCGTGCGCGTGGGCCCTCGCCGGGAAACCGCCGCAGACACTACGGATGTGGTCGATCCTCACCACCGCCGCCACCATCCTCCCGACGGGGGCACCATCCGCCCCATACCCATCCGATGGCCGGCTACACCTCTGCAACCGCAAGGACCAGTCCGCGATCATCGCCGCACTCACGGACCCCCCGGACGACGTATGGGCGGTCACGATCGCCGTCTCAGGCCAGAAACACCTCCTCCCGTACACGCCCGTCAACGCGCCCGGCGCGGCCCTGGTCCTGGCCCGGATCGAGGGATGCGTCGTCGACGCCACCCCCACCGAGTACGGGGCTCTGATCGGGGCATGCGCCGCGCTACGCCTCGCTGGACACAACCCGGACAGTATCCACGCCGTCACCCCAACCGTCCCGGCCCTGACCAGGGACGGGCTGACCGCATGGCGGCGCTGGTCGCCGACGGTCGCACCACACGCCAACTCACCTCTACTGCAGCTCGCGCTGCACATGACCACGAAGGAGACCATCCGTGACCTCGCCGACCGCTACGCGGCCTGACCGGCTCCCACCCAACGTCCCCGACGACGTTCTCGCTGTCGTCGCCGAGGACATGCTCGACGCGATGCTCGGCGCCGCCGACGTCGCGACGATCGGTGTCGCCCACTGGTGGCCGCGCGCCACCACGGCATTGACCGCTGCGGCAGCGCGCGCCACCAGCATCCGGGACATGGTCACCGTCATGTCCGGGAAACTGCAGGTGGCGACACTCCCTGAGCACACAGGCCGGACGGTCGCCGGGATCGAGGCCGCACTGGCCGACCCGGTCACGTTCGCCCGGTGGCGCCGGATCGCAGAAAGGGATGCCGTCTACATCGCGGCGATGGTGCGTCTCCGCCGCGCCGACAAGCGCGCCGACAAGGCCACCAAGACATCCGCAGCGCCCGCAGCCACCGACGACACAGGAGCCATGTTCTGATGACTGCCACCATCGAGGCGGGGGCCGGCACCTACCAGCGGACCGTCACGGCCCGCATCCCCGTCACCCTCCGCGCCCTCGACCCGATCCACCACGGCGCAGGCACCGCCGGTAACACCGCCCTGGTGCGCATGCAGGACTCCGTCGGCCCGGACGGGGAGCGTCGCCGCACCCCGTTCGTGTCCGGCAACTCGATCCGGCACGCCATCCGGGATGCCCTCGCCTGGATCACCGTCGACACCCTGCAGGTCCCCGACAACGGTCTCCCGAAGGCGATCGTCGACCTCCTGTGGTCCGGTGGGGCATTGACGGAGACCGGCGCACAAACCGACCTGCGGGCGATGGCGGAGCGGCACACGCTCCTGCCGTCCCTGCCGCTGCTCGGCTACTCGCTGGGGTCGGACATCGTCCGCGGCAGCCTCCGCGTATCCAACGCGCACCTGGCCTGCCGGGAGAATGAGTGGCGGATCCCGGCCACCGTGATGCGTGACCCGTCCGCCGGGATGCGCGCGGTCGACTGGATGGGGGAAGAGTTCGGGACCCGCCACGACGTGACCGGCTCTTCGGTGGACCGGCTGGTCGCGGAGGCCATGTTCGGGGATGCAGCTCCCGCATCAACGCAGATGATCTACGACATGCAGGTGATCCAGGCGGGGTCCCTGTGGGCGTTCGAGGTCGGTGTCGACGCGGCGGTCCCTGCCGAGGTCGACGCCCTGTGTGCGGCCCTGACCCGGGTCACTGCGGGCGGCGTGTGGCGGCTGGGAGCGAGGGGCGCGCAGGGTTTCGGCCGGTGCGCTGTCGTGTCCTCCGACACCTCCGAGCTCACCGGCGACGTGTCCGCGGCGGCGGCCCGGTACGTCGACCACCTGAGTGGTCACGCTGACGCGATCCGGGCGCTGCTGCAGGTCCGGGCGTGAGCAGGGTCGTGCGCGTCGGGGATGTCGCCGACACGGTGGCGTCCCCGGCGTGGCGGCCGTTCCGGGTGGTCGCCACGATCGCCGACCCGGTGATCACTGTCGCGGACCCGATGCATCTGGACGGGCCGCTCGCGTACTGCGCCTACCTGGCTGCCCGCGAGTCCGGGGTTGTGCTGCCGCCGCTCACCGTGGACCGGTGCGCGGACTTCAGGGTCCCGCTGGCCACCTGGACCAGACCCGCACCGGCCGGCACTAATCCGGCCCTGCTTGCCGCCGACGGCACCGTGTGGGGCTGGTGCTGCTCACGGGCCGTCCTTACCGAGCACGGGACCACCGCCGTCGAGATCCGCAAGAAGCCACCCACCCAGGAGTACGCCCGATACACGACCGATGCCCGGCATCATGATGGGCTCGGCGCGCACAAGGCCCGCAACATCACCTACCCGGGGCGTCTCGTCACCCATGTCACGTGGTGGGCGCTCGGCGACCAGGACGCCACCGCCAGCCTCCTGACCAGGCTCCGGGCCCTCGGCCGGGTCACCGGGCACGGGAACGGCCGCGTCCTCAAGGTCGAGGTCCAGGAGGGTGGCCCCGCCGACCGGGACGCATGGATGAACCGCGACTTCCCGGCCCCCGTCGGGCGCGGCGTCCCGGGCGCAGTCAGGGCCCCCTACTGGCATGGCACCCGCAAGATGCCCGTCACCCCTGGGATGGCCGTCTGATGGCTCTCATCGACTCGCCGCGGCTCACCGGCGACGACCGGGCCGTGTGGTCCAGGCTGGCCCGATACGACGCGGCCACCGTCCGGGCGTCCCACATCGCTCGCAGGCTGGACCGGCTCGCCGAGGCAGCCCATACCTGCATCGCAGGGTTTGCCGCCGCCGGTCCCTGTCACATCGGAGTCTCCTGGGGTCGCGACTCGGTCACGGTCGCTCACCTCGCCCGCGACCTAGACATAGAGCTGATATACGTCACATACGGGGCCAGGGAAGGGACGGACAGGCTACGCAACCCGGACTGCCAGTCCGTCGCCGACGCCTACCTCGCGCGGTGGCCAACCCCCTACCGTGAGTACGGGATCGCCAGCCCGAACCCGTACCGGTGGCTGGAGGAGCATGAGAGCCCGAGGCGAATCACCGGGCTCCGGGCCGACGAGTCGCGGGCGCGCGGGATGTCAGCTGCGGTCCACGGGGTAGTAACGGCGACATCATGCAGGCCGATCATCAGGTGGAGGTCTGCCGACGTGTGGGCGTACGCGGCACTGCACGACCTTCCACTTCATCCCGCCTATGCAATGTCATTCGGTGGGGTCATACCTCGAGATCGGCTGCGGGTGTCCTCTCTGGGTGGGTCGAGAGGCGCCGAGTATGGACGCGGCGACTGGGAGGACACCTACTACCCGGAGGTCCGCTCCGTGCGGGACCGCCTCGACAGGACCCCTAGGTGAGCGCTGCGATCCCTTCGGCCACTGATCGGCTGTCCGGCCTGCCGCCGTTCGACCTGCTCGATCAGCGGCGCGGGAAGTGGCAGGCGCGCCGGAAGGAGTGGCTTGCCATCGGGCTCGATCCGAGTGTCGGGCGACCGGGGCGTCTCCTGCTGTCGACCGCGACTAGCCGTGACCCGAGCTATTACCAGCAGTTTCAGGCGGCTAAGGATGCCGCAGGGAGGGATCTGACGGCCGCCGAGTTCGAGGCCGATCAGTACCGCCAGTCGGCTTCCATGGCTGGTGGCGGAGCGTTCGGCACCGGGACCAGCCAATTCGATCCCGTCTTGTGCGAGCTGGCGTATCGGTGGTGGACGGCGCCGGGGTGGCTGATCCTGGACCCGTTCGCCGGGGGCCCCACCAGGGGAGTCGTCGCCGCGGTCATCGGCCGCCGGTACATCGGGTGTGATCTTTCGGCAGCCCAGGTCGAGGCCAACCGCGCCCATTGCGCCGAGCTGGCGATGCGAGGGATCCCCTCGCTGACATCCGCGGAGTGGGCGCACGCCGACGCAGCGCGGTGGGTCGATTCCCTGGATCCGGGCAGCGTCGACTTCGTGTGGACATGCCCCCCCTACCTCTGGACGGAGAGGTACTCGGACGATCCGGCCGACCTGTCGACCATGACCGTGGATCAGTATGAGCGAGCACTGAGACGGATCGTCGACGGCGCTGCGTGCGCTCTGCGCGCCGACAGGTTCGCGGGCCTCGTCATCGGAGACGTGCGGGCCCGGGATGGGCGTCTGATCGATCTGCGTGGCATGGCGATCCGCGCATTCGAGGATGCCGGGCTTCATCTGGTGTCGGCAGCGGTCCTGATCCCACCGTGCGGGACGTCTGCGATGCGCGGCTATCACGCGATGCGCACCGGCCGGAGCCTCGGCCGAGGCCACCAGCACACGCTGATATTCGTGAAGGGGTCCCGGCGTGCCGCGACATCATCCGTCCGGGTCGACGATCGAGGGGATTGGAGGTAGACGCCATGGATGACCTGGAGGCGAGGATCTGGGAATGGCTGCCGGCGCGGGCCGATCGGAGGCGGTCCACGGGAGCATCAGTCGCCGCAAACGCAATCGGCGCCTCGCTAGTAGACGTGGTCGGGGGACTCGCGCGGATGGAGCGTGACGGGACCGCCGTCCGGGACCGGCCGCAGGGCTTCCGGTCCAATTCGTGGCATCGCGGGATACCGATCCGGTCGAGGACGCCCCACCCTCCGGGACAGCCGTAGTCCACGCGTGACCATTTCCTGCGGGGCGCCGAGGGTGTCCGGGGACCTGACCGCGGCCAGGCGGCTGGCCGCGGGGCGGGCCGCCTCAGCCAGCCTCGCGGCCAGATCCCGGGCGATGAGCGACACGCTCATCGGGAGTCCGTGCCGGAGCCTGTACTCACGGACCCCGCCGGGGTGGACGTCGTCATGAACCATCCCGATGTGGACAGCAAGTGCAATGAAGGTTCGGCCACAGTCGTGGCAGACCAGACGCCCGCCGTCACCCTCGTCGACGTCGACGATCCCCCACTGGCCATGTCCGGACGGCGCCCCGACCGCCCGCTCGCCCGCGTCGACCACGCCGCCGCGGGCCTGCTGCCGGTAATGGCGGCGGCACAAGCCGCGGGCCCAGACCGGTCCCGCACAGGATGCGGGACCCCGATCCTGACCGCAGACCCGCCCGGCGGCCGGCATTCGTGCAGGCTCACCAGGGCGGGTCACTCCACGCTCGCGGCTGGGCATGCGGGGTCAGCGCTTGCCCAGCCACTTGCGGATCGTCATCCGGTCCACGGCGAGCAGCGTGGCGAGCCGGGTTTCCTCGACTCCTAGCCCCTCGTCGTGGGCTTGCGGGGTGATGGCTGCGGCCTGCTGCAGGAGGTCTGCCGCGGCGGTCCGAGCGGCGAGCAGGGCATCCCCGATCCGCTTCGCCTCGACCGACAGGTCCTCGTACTGCACGGGCGGGGTGACTCGCACCTGGTGCAGGCCGTCCGCCTGGTAGGTGTCCGCGAGCCGCTCAGCGTCCGCCGCGCTGGTGGTGTACGCGTCGCTGTACTCGCCTGCCCGGATGGTCCCGGCGACGTGCCAGCGGGGGCCCCGCTCGCAGCGGCGCTGGCTGATGTAGGCGGGGTTCTTCATGGGGGGTCAGTCCTCCGTGTCGTAGTCGTCGTCGGTGGGTGCGTCGCAGTCGCAGTCATCGGTACAGGGGGCAGTTTCGCCGCCGACGCGGGCAGCGAACCGGTCGCCGTCGTCGGTGCGGTGGGCTGCGTGGGAGTGGCGGACCGGGAGCATCTCGGTGGCTGCGGTCCAGAGGGCGGTGGCGTGGCCCTGCTCGCGGTGGTCCTCGTGGGTCCAGATGTTGCGGACTTCGAGGGTGGTCATGTCGACGTACAGCTCGGAGATCACGGTGCCATCGGCGGCGGTGACGGTCCAGGAGTGCATGTCCGTGACCTCATGGGTGTAGGTCTCGGGGTGGTACGGCTGGACCCGGTAGCTGATCGCCGCTGTCGTCGTCATGTAGAACACTCTACACGTGATCTGTAGATCCGTCTACACGTGGGGCCCAAGGGCCCTTCGTGGGTCACTCGGTCGGGGTTGGCCGGCTGGCAGTAGTGGCAGCCTGCGCATGCGCAGGCTGGCCGCTGATCAGGCGATGATCCGGCCGGCTGCTTCGATCGCGGCCCGGAGCCGCTCTGGGCGGACCTTCGTGTAGATCGCCGTGCTCGATAGGGACGCATGGCCGAGGGCCTCCTGGACGATGCGGACGTCGGCGCCCTCGTCGAGGAGTCTGGTGGCGAACCGGTGCCGCATCTTGTGGAGCGTCCAGGGGATGTCGTGGTCGGCCAGCCAGGTGTTCGCGGTCTGGGAGATGGTGTGCGGCCGGTTGTGGCCTGCCTGGCCGTCGCGGCGGCGGATCACCGGCCCCCGGCGGGCCGCGGCCCGGACGGGGAGGCGGATGAGGAGCTCGGCGAGCGGCGTCGACATGGGCACGACCCGCTCGACCTCGCCCTTCCCGTCGAGGCGGAGCATCTGCTCGGCCCACCGGACGGCGGGCCAGGCGAGGCGGGCGACCTCGCAGGCGCGCAGACCCGCGAACCCGGCGAGGCCGTAGCAGGCGGCGAGGTCCAGGGGCGCGGTGTCGACGCACAGGCTGTACGCCCGTTCGGTGATCGGGTCTGGGGTGCGTTTCGGCAGGCGGGGTAGCTCGAGGGCGAGGGCCGGGTTCTCGAAGAGGAGGCCGGTGCGGACCGCCCAGGAGTAGAACGCGCGGAGGCAGACGACGTAGCCGTGGAGGGTCTGGGGGAGGATCTCCTTCGCCCGTTCCCGGGCCCAGGCGCGGAGCTGGTCCTCGGTGAGGTAGAGGACGGGCTGGTCGGCCCAGCGGGAGAGGGCGTCGAGGGTGCGGCGCCATCCGGGGAGGGTTCCGTCGGTGGAGAGACCGCGTGCCCGGCTGTCGTCGAGGAACCGGGTGATGACAGCGGCCCCCAGGTCTCGGGCTGTCATGGCGAAGATCGTGTACGTGTGCGAAGAATGACGGGACCGTTACAGCTGGTGATCATCTGTTTGGGGGATTCCCCGGGCATTGTGGGTCCTACGCTGCCCGGATGCGGTAGGAGTCGAGCCGGGTCACGGCCTGGTCCGGCGACTGTCCGTATCTCGGTCGGCTTTGTGCACTCATGCCGTTACGCCCCGTGCCTGCCTTCTGCCGGTTCGTCCTGGTCGCCCTGGCCAGCACCTGAGGGGTTGGGCCGCCACCCGTCCCGGTTGCGGGCAGCCGTCGAGGGATGAGATCGACCACATCCACACCGAGTGCCTCGGCGATCACGTCGATATCGTCCAGACCGAGCTCCGCATCGCCGCGGATCTTCCTGGCGAGCGTTGCTTGCGCAAGCCCGGATCGGCGCGACAACTCCCGCGCTGACATGCGCTGACGGGCCATCTCCGCCCGTACTTCAGCAGCCACCGTCTGGTTGAACGTCATCGCCACAGTGTGCCGTGTCGAATACGGCCCGAGCAAGATGCCGAAAGACACATCGTCTGGCTTCTCCGACTCAATCGAATCGGTAACGACACGCCGATGGCTTGACCTGAGTCATTTCCGGCCCTACTGTCTCACCCATGACTCACCAGCCACCCGCCGAACCGCTCCTATCGCAGCGCGTCGCGGCAGAGCTTCGGGCCGAACTGGCCCGCAGGCAGTGGTCCGGGCGCCGACTCGCTGAGGTCTCAGATACCCCATTCAAGACTGCGGCACGGCACTTGTCCGGCGGATCAGCCATCCCGGTCGACGCGCTTGCACGGTATGCCCGGGCGCTCGACATCACCGCAATCGAGCTGATGCGTCGAGCCGACGGACACCTGTCGATGCCCGCCTCGGCCTGACCAGCAGAAAGGGCCCCCGCCGCCAAAGCAGGGACCCAATCCGAACACCCGCCGGCCCCACCGCCACCCAGCCACGGGGCCACCACAACAGCAACACGCTACCTAGGGAGTCTCCCCGATGGGCACGGAAACCACAACTACCGCCACAAATCACCCGCGACGACCGACTCCCTACTTCCCCACCGGCCTGACCGACCGCGGACGTGAGGTCCTCACCCTCGGCCTGACCGCAGCCCGCCGGGACCTGCACGCCGCCCACGCCGCCCACCAGCTCCAGGCCGAACGCCTGGCCTGGCTCCTGGAGACCCGGTCCCGGCTGATCTTCGACGACCCGGCCATGACCACGGCCGAGAAGGCCACCGCGCAGGCGACGCTCCAGGCGCACGTCTGGCGGCAGTGCCAGGCCGCCGACGCCGAGCACGACAACCTGGCCTGCTACCTGACCCGGACCGTCCTGGAGATCGAGGCCGCGCTCGGTGCCCGCCCCGACGTCCCGACTCCTGGGGAGCTGGAGCTTCTCACCGTCGCCACCAGCCTGGCGGTGACCCGATGAGGTACATCACCTACGGCATCGACTGCCCCCACTGCGACGACGGGTTCGCCGGGTCGACGACCCTCGACCTGACCCAGCCTGAGGACGGGCCGATCCGCATTGATCTGGAGATGTCCGTCGCCCAGTCCGAGCTGACCTGCGACCAGTGCGGGTGCAGCTTCTACGTCGGCGACCTCGACATCCAGGCCGAGAACGAGGAATGCCCAGTCGAGGACGAGGACGAGGACGAGGACGAGGACGACGAGGACCAGGACGGAGTGACGTCCTGATGGCCACCGTCGCTGACAGGTACGGACAGCTCCTCACGGCCGGGTACGCCCCGGATCGGGCCGTCGCAGCCCTCCTTGCCGCCCTCTGCCTCGAAGCCGGCGACGACACCGACCTCGGCGCCCAGGCCCGCGAGCTGGTCACCGCGCAGATCGACCACGCCGCCCACAGCATCACCGCCCTCCGCACCCAGCTGGCCGCCGAGCCGCGGGTCGCCGCATACGCCCACGTACTGCAGACCGCCGACCACCACGCCCTGACCGCATCGGTGGCGGATCACGGCAACGGTGCACTCCTGGTCCACCTGCATACCGCCGACTACGACCGGAGGGTGCCCCCGGACCAGGGTCGGGAGTACGTGCGGGCCCTGACCGGCGCCGACCCGACCGGCGAGACGGTCATCGACGCCGCCCCCGGCAGTGCGCGCGTCGTCCTGTGGGTCGTCGGTGTGCTCACCCTCCCGGACGGGTCCCGCTTCACCGTCGAGGTGGCCACCCACCCGGACCAGGCCGAGACCGGCGACGGCACGGCGGTCACGTCATGAGCCACGAGACGTTCACTGGCCCGGCCCGCGCCACCGCGGACGCCGGCCAGTGGACCGCCCGGGCGGTCGCCTACTTCCACGCCGAGCTTGCCCGCCTGCCCAACCCCGGACCGGACGCCGTCGCCGTCGCGACGCTCTACGGGTTCATCCGCCCCGACGGCACCGACACCGAGCACGCGGCCCTGGTCCGCGCCGTCCTCACAGCACACTCGGAGGTGAGCAGCAGGTGACCCGCCCTCACGACCCGACGCCGTTCGTCGCGAAGGGATTCGACTCCCCGGGATGCTCCGACTGGTCTGGGCCGGCCGACAACTGCACCTGTGAGACGTGGAGCCCCGTCGTCTGCCCCGTCTGCGACGAACCGATACGTGACGGGGACACCGTCGTGGACCTTGCCACCACGGATGCCCTGTACCCGCCGCCAGATGCTGTCGCGGCCGGGGAGTGGCCTGAAGCCGACCTACACCACCTGCCGTGCGTCCCCACCACGGTTGAGGCTGTTGCCACCCCATCCGAGGTGACCTCATGAGCCGGGTCCGCGCGCACAAGCCGTCCGGTCGCCCATCCCCGCCGTTCGTGCTCGTCGAGGGAGAAGAGAAGGCCGGCAAGACGTGGGCCATGTGCGAACTGTCCGCGTCCACCCGCGTCGGCGCCATGTACATCCTCGAGCTCGGCGAGTTCACCGTCGAGGAGTACGGCGCGATCCCCGGCGTCCGCTTCGAGGTCCTCGACCACGACGGCAGCTACCACCAGGTCCTCGACCAGATCGAAGCCGTCCGGGAGGAGGCGCTCCGGGCGCATGCCTCCGGTGAACCGCCCGTCGTGCTCGGCATCGACTCAATGACCGACCTATGGGAGGGCCTGTCCGCGTGGGTGGACCAGCGGGGCCGCCGGTTCAAGTACAACGCGAAGCGCCTTGCTGAGGACCCCGACGCCGAGGTCGTGATCCCTCCGAATTTGTGGAACGACGCGAACGGCCGCCACAACAAGGTCATGAAGCTGCTCAACAGCTTCCCCGGCATTGTCGTCGTGACCGCTCGCGGCGGCGAGGTCGCCGAGGTGAAGAACGGCCGCCCCGTCGAGGGGTCGAAGATCTACCGGGCCCGCGGCCAGAAGGACCTCGCCTACGGGGTGCGGCAGTGGATCCGCCTCACTCGCGGGAACCGGCCCCAGATCATCGGCGCCCGCGCCGTCCAGCCAGACCTCGCGATCCGCCCAGGCGACCCCGCCGTGACGCTCACCGTGCCCGACGGGTCCAGCCTGCTCGACTGGCTGATCTTCGACGCGTGGAAGTTCGACCCGGCGATCGCACAGGTCGCCGAGATCCGCAACCTCACAGGCGGGGACCTCACCCCGGACGAGCGGGTCGATGAGGCCGCCGCCGAGGAGGCGGGCTCGCGGATCGCTGACCGCCGGTACGGCCAGCGCCAGAGCGGGACCGACGAGCCGGAGGCAGAAACCCGGAACGGGCAGCGCAGCACCGGAGTCCCGGCCGATCAGGAGCTCGCCGAGCAGCTCGCAGAGCTCGCCGCACTATGCACCGACGTGGAGAAGCTGCGCCGCACGTGGGACGAGGCCTCGAACCGGCACCTGCTCCTGATCGACGTCCGTGGCGCCCTGACCGACGCCCAGGTCGAGATGGTCGCTCCCGGATCGGCGGATCCGATGATCCCGCTGCGGGCGTGGCTGCTGCACCGTGTCGAGACCGTCACTGCGGCCGCCGGCAGCCCGACCCCGACGCCGGACGAGCCCGGGGAGCAGCCCGCAGAACCGGCCACCGACCCGACCATCGGCGAGCCGATCCATCCGGCGCACCAACTCGCCCTCACCGCCCTCACCGCATACGACCTGGACCAGCTGACCGACCTCATGCGCGAAGCCCAGACCGCGGGGGCCCTGCACGTCGACTGCCGCCCGATCCTGTCACCCGAGCACGCCCAAGTTCTGGCCCTGGGCGACGGCGACCAGCCCACCCCCCTTGGCGCCGTCATGCACGCCACCCGCCGCCACCTCACGACCGGCGACGGCCGGTCCGCCAACGACGCCGCCTCCGACCTCACCTGAATGGAGCACGCACCATGCGCATCGAGGACCTCGTAGACACCGCCTGCGGCGCAGCCATCGAAGCCGAAGCCGCCACCACCCGCGCCCTGCGGATGAAGGCCGCAGCAGTCGCCGAAGCCGAACGCCTCCGCGTCACCGGCGGCCTCGTCGACCGCTTCCCCTCCAGCCAGGGTCTGGGGAACCTGCGCCTCGACGGAGCCGACCGGCCCGCCACGTCCACCATCACCGGATCGTCCGAGTACGCGTCCTGGCTCGCCGAACACGCCCCCGACGCGGTCACCGCCACCCTCACCGTCCCCGCCCCCCTCCTCGAGCAGGCGATGGAGGCCCTCGGATTCGCCGGCATCCCGGGGACCCCGGCGGTGACACCCGGCCCAACCGCGGGGGAGTTCCTCCGCGATCGGTGCATCGTCCAGGCCGACCCCGACCTGCCGGGCGGGTGGCTGGTCCTGCACGTCGACGACCAGCGGCACACCCACCCCGTCCCCGGTGTGACCGCGTCCAGGCCGTCCCCCCGGTGGGTCCTGACCCCGACCAGCCAGCTGAAGAAGGACGCCGCGCAGCGGGCCGCTGACGACGCCGAACGGGAGCTGGACCTGCTCCGTGGCGACCACGCCGACGAGCCGGAGCCGACCGCGGCGCGTCCCGCGCTGAGCGTCGTCCCCGAACCGTCCGCCGCCGCCCCCGAGCGGGCCGAGCAGTCCTGGACGGGAGAGGAGCTGGACCTGCTCGACCTGGCAGGCCTACGGCACCTGTGCAAGGAGGCCGGCCTGCGGGCGACCGGGAACAAGCGGGACCTCCGGGACCGGCTCACCGACCACTACGCCGCCCGCACCGCAGCAGCCGGCTGACCCCCACCACCACCACTCGAAGGAGGCCGCAGGTGAACCCCCCCACCCGGTACCGGCTAGGGCCGTGCGCCCGATGCCGCCGTCTGCGGCCGCTCGTCGCACGCCACCTGTGCGACTCCTGCTACCACGGCGAGATGGACCGCGGCCGCCCGACCCGCTGGCCGCGGGCCACCTACGGCCGGGACGAACTGATGGGCGAGTGGGAGCCCCTGTCGCGTGACCACACGATCGCCCAGGCCGCGGCACGGCTCGGGATGACCGCTGCAGCGCTGGACCGGGCGGTGTGCCGGGCCAGGAAGGCCGGGGACCCCCGGGCGCTCCGGCCCCGGTGGGGGAGCCGCACCGGCGTGCTCCCGACCTCCCGCACCCCCGGACGGCTGGTGTCCGCGTGAGCGTCGCCCGCGTCGCCGGCTACCCCGCCCCCATGACCCGGTTCATCACCTCCAACCCAGGCCTCGCCTCCCGCTTCCGGACCACCATCGCCTTCGACGACTACACCGACGTCGAGTTGATCGAGGTGTTCACCCGCCTCGCCGAGCAAGCCGACTACGCCGCGGACACGCCCTGCCAGGAGGCGCTCCTCGACCTCCTCGCGGCAACGGTCCGGGACGAGCACTTCGGCAACGGCAGGTGGGCCCGCAACGTCCTCGAAGAGGCCATCGTCCGGCAGGCGTGGCGCCTGCGTGACGTTGCCGAGCCGACCGTGGCGCAGATGCGGGAGCTGACCGCGCAGGACGTCGCACCGCCGTAGCGCTGCCGGAGCGTCCGCCCCTGATCTCCGTCCCCGAGAAGGGATCCCGCCGCCGTGCACACCGTCCTGGTGGGCTACTGATGGGAAGGGCCAACGTGGCTGCCGTATGCGCTCGCTGGGCACAGTTGCCTGACCGGTCCTGGCGTCTGCTCGCCTTCATGGCGAACCTCTGCCGCGACGACGACCCGGAGCTGGTCTACTACGGCGGCCGGGAAGCACTGGCCGACGTGCTGGGCGCCCCGCATACCGAGCCCGGGTTCAGGCGTGTCGAGAACGCGGTCGGCCATCTGGTGCGGTCTGGCGCGATCGTCGTGAAGCGGCGTGCCGGGAACGGTCGGAACGCGGAGTACCGGCTGAGGCTCTTCGCGGGAGTTGCCCCCCATCCGGTCGGGGGCAACCCGGATTCCGAGGAGGGGAGTTGCCCCCCGTCTGTTGGTGGGCAACAGGTTGTGGATAACGGGAGTTGCCCCCCATCCGGTCGGGGGCAACCGGGTGACACCGCAGAAAGTTGCCCCCCACTCAACGGGGGGCGCAGCCCGTCACCAGATGGGGGGCTTAGCCCCCCACGGGATGGGGGGCTAAAGAACTACTCCAACAGAACTCCCACCACACAAGACCAATCACCTCAGGTGAGTACGTCACCTGCGTCATCCACAGCCTCCAGGCCGGATCCTTCTCCGCCACCTGACCAGGCCGCTGCGCGGCCGGTCGCAACCCAGCCCGCGTTCTGGCCCACCGCCGCCCCCGATCCGTCTGCGGACGGCGAGCAGCGGGTCGGCCCCGGCGAACTCCGAACCCGATACGCCGCCGCCCGCTCCCGAGACCGGCCCGCCTGACCCCAGCAATCGTCCGGGAGCGAACCCGCTACCCGGGGACCACCAACCGAAAGAAGATCAACAGTGAGTGAGACGACAGTGACCGACCAGCCCACCGACCAGCCTGCGGCCCCGGCCGACGTGAAGATCCTCGTCCTGCAACGCGGCTGGGTCGCCGTCGGCCGGCACACCAAAGACGGCCACGAGCACGTCCTGACCGACGCCGCGATCGTCCGCCGCTGGGGCACCAGCAAGGGCCTCGGCCAGATCGCGACTGAGGGGCCCACTGGGTCGACGGTCCTGGACCGGTGCGGGACCGTCCGGGCGCACGAGCTCGCGACCGTGCTGGTCATCGACGCGGACGCCGGGAAGTGGGCCAACCGGCTGTGAGCGCGTCCTGCGCCGTGCTGGAGGAGGCGCACGCATCGATCGGCTACGGCGGCGGCGACGGCGGCTACGGCGGCGGCGGCGACGGCTACGGCGACGGCGGCGGCTACGGCGACGGCGACGGCGACGGCGGCGGCTACGGCGGCGGCTACGGCGACGGCGACGGCGACGGCGGCGGCTACGGCGGCGGCGGCGGCTACGGCGGCGGCTACGGCGACGGCGACGGCGACGGCGGCGGCTACGGCGGCGGCTACGGCGACGGCGACGGCGACGGCGGCGGCGACGGCGGCGGCTACGGCGGCGGCGACGGCGACTAAGAAGTCCCGGGCCCGGGGGCCTCCACCGGCCCCCGGGCACCACCCCAGAACGCAAGGAAGGAAACCCGTGCCCCCCAACGCCCACCCCGCCCCGATCCCGGCCCTGTCCGTGCGCCACTCGGTCCGCATGGCCCAAGCCCGCCAAGCCGGGACCCTCGTCGCGGTCTCCCGGACCGGCGTCGCCCAGATCACAGACGACACCACCGCCCCGGACGCCGTCGAAGCTGTCGCCCAGCTCGCCCAGCAGCTGCACGATGCGGTCATCGACGGCACCGGCGATGCACGGCTGACGCCGGTCACGTTCCTGCACCTGCACGGCCAGGAGGCCATCGACTGGATGGCCACCGCTAGGACCGGACCGGACCTGGCCGTCCCTGCCGTGTCCACCCGGGACGAGGAGATGGCCGCGGTGTTGCGCGCTTGCGAGCGGGCGGTGCTGGTGTCGGCGACGGTCCTGGTCGACTCCCGCCGCATGCCGAAGGGCGGGCGGTGACCATGCCGACGATCCGCGAATCCCTCGACCACGCCGCCGCCACCGCCCGGACCTGCCTCGAACGCGCACGCCGGGCCGGGATCGACCTCCCGGCGACCGTGCTGCCCTACCGCGGCCAGGACCTCATAGCCATCGCCGCCGTCCCTGAGGGCGACGGCCGTCACGCCGCCCAACTCGCCGGGATGTGCGCAGCCGGATACCGGGCCGACCTGGTGGTCCTGGTCACCGACACGTGGGTGGCCAAGTCCGTCCGGGGCGGGCTGAGCCCGCTGACCGGCAAGCCGTGGGAGCGCGGCGAGATGCAGCTCCTCGTCGAGCAGCACGACGCCCTGGCCAAGGGCTGGATCACGGAGGCGCTGGTCGTGCTGGCCGTCAACCGTGCCGGCGACGCAGCCAGCTTGCACCTGGCCTATCGGCAGGCCGGCGACCGCATCGACTGGGAGCCGGACTGGCGGGAGGTCGGGGACCTGAACGGGTTCCTCGTGGACTCGCTGCGGGGGGCGATGGCCTGCCCGGATCTGGACCAGTCGCTGCTCGCCGACCTCGGGGCGGTCCCGGCCGCGTTCGGGCTCACCCCCGACGAGGCTGCGGCCTACTCCGATGTCGCCGTGACGAGGTACCTGGTCGAGCGGGGCCTGGCATGCGTCTCGCTCGTGGTCTCGGCCGGGACCGAGCGGGAGCGGATCGTCCGCGAGCGGTTCCCGGACGCCCGGACCATCGGCCTGGCTGGGGACTGACCGCCACGCCCGCTCGTCACCGATCGCGAAGGGACACACACACCTGATGGCACGCACCGCAACCCGCACCGGCCCCGCCGGGGGGCAGCAGTGACCCTGACCCTGTACGACGAGTTCGCCGGCTGGGGTGGCTCCTCCCAAGGATTCGCCGCCGTGCCCGGAGTGCAGGTCATGCTCGCCGCGAACCACGCACCCATCGCGATCGACGTCCACGCACGGAACTTCCCGCACGCCGACCACTACCTCGGCGACGTCACCAAGGCCGACATCACCCGATTCCCGCGAGCAGACCTGTTCTGGGCATCCCCGTCGTGCCCGCCGTTCTCCAATGCCCGCGGCGAGAAGCAGTACTTCGACACTGCGACCGAGGCGACCCTGTTCGAGGACCCGGCCGAGTCGCCGGTGGAGCGGTCCAAGCGGCTCGACCTGGTGAAGCGGCGGGCACTCATGGACGAGGTCCCGCGCTACCTGCGGGCCATGGCCGACCGCGGCCGGCCGGTGCTCGCCGGGGTCGTGGAGAACGTGCCCCAGGCGCGGAAGTGGGACCAGCACGACGTGTGGCGCCGCGAGATCGAGGCGATCGGCCCGTACCGGACGCGGCTGATCGCGCTCAACGCGATGCACGCCCAGTCGATCCGGACCCGCCGCGCACCCCAATCGAGGGACCGGTACTTCCTCGCCTACTGGCTGGCCAGCTTCGGCCGTGACCCCGACTGGGACCGGTGGCTGCGCCCCAAGGCCTACTGCCCCAGCTGCGATGAGGTCGTGGACGCGGTCCAGTCGTGGAAGCGGGCCGGGCAGGACATGGGCAACTACGGGCCGGGCGGCCAGTACGTGTACCGGTGCCCCCGGTCTGCGTGCCGGCACCAGATCGTGGACCCGGCGGTGCTCCCGGCCGCGGCAGCGATCGACTGGGACCTGTACCCGGGTGCTCGGATCGGCGATCGGTCCCGGCCGTTGCAGCCAGCGACGATCGCCCGGATCGAGGCTGGCCTACGCCGGTACGCGGGCCTGCCGATGCTGGCCCCCGCCGGTGGGACGTGGCGCGGCGGGGCGCACCCGATCGACGCGCCGATGCCGTCCCGGACCACCAGGGAGACCGACGGGCTTCTGGTGCCGACCACAGCCCGGGAGGGGAGGTCAGCCTCCCCGTCTGGTGCCCCGTTGCGGACGCAGACGACCCGGCTGGAGACCGCGCTCGTGCAGGCCCCGTTCTGGGTGCTGCTGCGCGGTGGCGGGTCCAGGAAAGCCGCCTACAGCATGCTCGACCCGCTGACCACGTTCAGCGCAGACGGCACCCACCACGCCCTGGTCAACCCACCGGCGATGGTGATGCGGAACAACTCCTCCCGCGGTGACGGCGCCGAGATGTCTACCCCGGTGGGCGAGGCGCTGCGCACCCTGACCACCAGGGGCCACCAGTCGCTGATCACCTGGGGTGAGGCGCTGATGCTGCCCTACTACGGCACCGGCGTGGCCCGGCCGTCGTCGGAACCGATGGGCACGCTGACGACCCGCGACCGGTACGCGCTCGTCCAGCCCACGGACGTGCCGGCGGTCGAAGACTGCACGTTCCGGATGCTCGCCCCGGAGGAGATCGCGGCCGGGATGGCGTTCGCCCCCGACTACCAGGTCATCGGTACGAAGCGGGAGCAGGTCGCCGGCTACGGGAACGCGGTCTGCCCGCCGTGCGCGGAGGTCATCGGCTCGGCCCTGGTCGAGGCAATCACTGGAGAGGACGTGGCAGCGTGAGGCGGGCTGCGTTGACGCGGCGGACGGCGCTGCGTGCCGGGTCCGCAATGGTGCGGCGGACGGGTCTCCGCCGGGCACCGGCGGTCCGCTCCCGGCCCCGCCAGACTGGCCCCTCCCAGGACACCAAGCTCGCCGCGATCGCCCGGGACGGGCAGTGCGTCGTCGGCCTCCTCTGCCACGACCACCCTGCTCCGGAGCTGGTGCCGAACCACCGCGTCAACCGCGGCATGGGCGGCAGCTCAGACCCGGCGGTCAACCAGGTCGAGTCGATCATCATGGTCTGCCGGTTGGACAACGGCTGGCTGGAGGACCACCCGGAGCGGGCATACGCGGCCGGGTGGAAGGTCCGCCGTGGTGTCGATCCGGGCAGGGTCCCGGTCCGCTATCCGGACGGGTTCCGGTGGCTCCTGGACGGCCGTGGTGGCCGGTCCCTGGCTGACGGCGGGTCGTCCGTGGTCGAGATGGCGCTCCTCGTGGCATTCGCGGCCGCCCTGACGCTCGCCGTGGGGGGTCTGCTCGACCTCGTCCTGTCGGCTGCCACGGCGGGGCGGTGAGCACCGTGACCGCGCCCTACTACGCCGACGACAAGGTCGCGCTCTACCACGGTGACTGCCGGGGGATCCTGCCCGAGCTCGGACTCGCGGCTGACCTGATCGTGGCCGATCCTCCCTACGGTGAGACGTCGCTCGACTGGGACGTCTGGCCGGACGGGTGGCCGTCGCTCATGACCGGCCACGGGTCGTCGCTGTGGTGCTTCGGGTCGATGCGGATGTTCCTTGCCCAACACCACCAGTTCGCCGACTGGCGACTCAGCCAGGATGTGGTCTGGGAGAAGCACAATGGGTCAGGATTCGCGGCCGATCGGTTCAAGCGCGTGCATGAGCACGCCCTGCACTGGTACCGCGGACGCTGGTCCGACCTGCAGCGGGACGTCCCGCGGATCCCCTTCGACGGACCCACGAACGCCCGTTCCTCCAAGCGCCGGCCGGGGAATAGTCCAGCCCACCTCGGCGCGATCGCGCAAAACGCTGCCTACGTCAGCACCGACCGGATGATGCGCTCAGTGATCCGACACCCATCCATGCACGGCAACGCGCTCAACGAGACCGAGAAGCCGACCGGGATCCTCGAGCCGCTCATCACCTACGGGTGCCCTCCTGGCGGCCTGGTCCTGGATCCGTTCGCCGGGTCGTGTTCGACGCTGGTCGCTGCCCGGGCGCTGGGCCGTCGTGCGGTCGGGATCGAGAAGCGCGAAAGCCAGTGCGAGAAGGCCGCACTGCGGCTCGCCCAGGACTGCCTCGATCTGGGGCGGTGCGTTCCGTGAGTACAGCCAGGAGGGCCAGCGCGTGTGCACCAGATCCTGCGGCACCATCCATGACCCCGACCGGTGCTGCCGGTGGTGTGAGCGTCCGGGCCCGGACGGGCAGGACGGTGAGCACTGCGGCTGCTGTAGCCGCTGGCAGCCGCCACCCTGCCCCCGCACCGGCCGCCCTTGCACCCATTCCGGCGACGTCCACGACGAGCACGGCCGCTGTCGTGCCCATGACTGCGGCCGGCCCGGCAGCTGCACCTCCGCCGACCACGACTGTGCCTGCGGCTGGGACTGACCAGCCCACCGACCGAAGGAGCGACCCCGTGACGACCACCACGCCGGAAGCGGCGGAACCCTGCGAGATCTGCGCCGACGGCGGGACCGAGTGCTGCTCCTGCGATGCGACGGGCGAGGACGGCTACCGCGAGTGCTACGCCTGCGGCGGTACCGGCTTGGCCGTCCCGGAGCATTGCTGCGAGTGCGGCGGGTCGCCGTACTGCGTCCGCTGCCACACCTGCGGCGCCGGGTGCGTGGGCTCCTGCTCCTGTCCGGTGACTGTGCAGCTGCTCGACGGCACCACCAGGACGCTCTGATGGTCACGGTCCCGGTGTGGCAGGCGTGGTGCACCCTCCCCGGCGGGGTCCTCACCCTGGGCGCGCTGCTGGTCCGGTCCGGCCGGGAGCGGCTGGCTGAGCTGCTCCTGGCGGATGCGGAGGAGCGCCTCGAAGAGGCGGAGGGGGAGCGGGACCGCGCCCGGGACTTGGCCGCCGCCCTGGAGGCCGAGCTCGCCGATCTGGATCCGTGCCCGATGGACGTGGACGCCCTCACCGCGCGGCTGCATGTCGTCGAGGGAGAGAGCCTGGCCGGGAACACCTGGCTGCGCTACCACCACCTCACCGAGGGAGGCGGCCGGTGAGCACCCGCCGCAAGCAGCCATCCGGGAACCCGGCCCGCCGGGTCGCCTCGCTCGGCCAGCGGATCGAGGTCGCGCACAAGTACCACGCGGACTTCCGGGAGCCCCGCCCTGGGGAGCACCTGTGGATCGTGACCGGCGCGTGGCGGGTGACCGACCCGACCGCGGCCCAGCTGATCCTGGACCACGAGAACCTCCTGTCCGTCGAGGGGCCCGGTTGCTTCGTGTGCGAGCAGCCCTGGTCCCGGGAGCGGGCAGGGCAGCCATGCCCGGGCGACCCGTCATGACCGCCGTCGTGGCGACGGTGTCCGGTGAGCAGACGTCCGGGTACGCGCCGGCTGTGGCGTGGCGGGACGTCCACGACGCCGGGGCCCGGGTCGGGTCGGTGATCGTGGTGGAGGGCCGGCTGGTCGCGGTGTGCGCGTGGCCGTGCCTGACGTGCCTGCCGGTCCCTGCCGGGTGGGCTCCGGTGGAGGCGGCTGGGCTGCTGGTGCAGCACACCCGGCTGCCGGGCCACGGCGGTGGTGGCCGGTGAAGTCGCGGAAGGCTGCCAGGGTCCGGAACCAGTACATGCACGAGTGCCCCGCCTGCGGGAAACGCGCGTATGCGACGCGGAAGCATGCCCGGAAGGCGGCCAGGGTCTTCTACCCGGGGGACTCGACGATCGGCCCGTACCCGTGCAGGGATGGTGGCCGGTGCTGGCATTTGGGTCATCTGCGGCCTGCGGTGGTGCACGGTGACCTGGGCCGTGGGTGCTACCGGTGACGGGCCACCGGTTAGGCGGGTCGCCAGCCGCGTGGCGCGGGGACGCCGGTGGCGCGTTGCCGGTCGAGGCGGGCCGCAGTGTCGGGGCGGCATGCCCGGCAGGGGACGGGTCGGCCCTCAGCGTCCTCTCCCGCCCAGCCGGTGCGGTCGCACCGCCAGTGGTGGCCGTCGTGGGTGTCGGGGTGGGTGAGGTCTCCGGTGCGGTCGCGTCGCATGCCGTCAGGTCGGGACATTCCGGTCACCTCCACTCCGAGAGTACCGGGTACCCCCTACCCGTATCCAGTCCGATTGTGCACTTGTGAAAACGGAGGACCAACCAACCATGACCACCGAAGAGACCACCGGCCCCACCGTGGCCGTCGACCCCGGCCAGGTCGCCTACGCCGCTGTCGCAGCCCAACTGCCCGAACCCACGGACGCCCCGTTCGCCGGCTGGACGATCCTGGAGCTCCTCGGCCACCGGCGCCTCGCGGGCTGGCTCACCGAAGCCCAGATCGCGGGAGCGAGCTTCCTGCGCCTGGACATCCCCAGCCCTGACGGCCCGACCACAGCGAGCCAGTACTACAGCCCAGGGTCGGTGTACGCGATCACCCCGACCAGCGAGGCGACAGCCCGCCTCGTCGCGCGCACCTGCCAGCCCGCCCCGGTGCAGCGGTGGGAGCTACCCGCGCTCCAGACCAGCCCCGGCCGGGACGAGCAGGTGGACGGCGCCGTGGGCGAGGACGTGCCGTGGTGACCCGGTCGGCCCGTCACCGTGCAGGGCCCCGCAACGGCCGCCCCTACGTCCACCTCGACCCGGCCCGGACCCTGATCGACGCGGTCACCGCCCTGGACCGGGCCCTGACCTGCCCGCCCGGTGACCCCGTGCTCCTGGACGGGTCGACCGCCCTGACGGCTGCGGTCCGGGGGCTGCTGATGCGCTCCAACGCCCTGCTCGCGGTCACCGACCCCGACGCCACGCCCGAGCAGGTTGAGCAGTCGTTCGCGCAGGATCTGGCCCTGGCCCGGGCTGTCCTGGCCCGCACCCCACCGGACGTGGCACCTGTCCGGTCCGAGACCACGATGGAGGCAGCACGGTGACCAGCAACACAGAGAGCGGCCCGGAGCCGGTCCGGTACCGGAAGAAGCCAGTCACCATCGAGACGATGCGCGTCCCGGAGATGCTCGGGAGGATCGGACACGCCGACCTGTGGGACACGGCCCGCAGCGTCGCCGCCTGGTGCGGCGGCCAGGCGACACTCACCGGGCAGCCAGGGGTCCGGATCGACACCCTGGAAGGGACGATGCTCGCCAGCCCCGGCGACTTCATCATCAAGGGCGTCCAGGGCGAGTTCTACCCGTGCAAGCCCGGCATCTTCGACGAGACCTACGAGCAGGCCAGCGGGTCAGGGGACGCCCTGGCACCAGCTCAGTGGGTCGCCAAGTTCCTCGACCTCGACGACGAGCACCGCCTCCGGGCGGTCGGGCACCTCCTGGACGCCGCCGCTCGGGCGCACGCCTGCTACGGCATGGACCATGTGGGGCGGCTGGAGCAGGCCAGCCGGGATCTTGCCCGGCTCCAGGCCGGACTCTCGGAAGCCATCGACCTGATCCAGGAAGGGGACACCAAGGCCGCCGCCCAAGCCGAGGCGGAGCGGGTCCGCCTCGCGTCGGGGCTGGCTGATCTGGTCGGGGTCGATGAGGACGCGACGTCGGACCTGACCGGTGCGGTGGGTGAGGCGCTGCGGATTGTGCGGATGCTCCGGGATGACCGGGACCGCACCGGCGACGAGGCGGAACGGCTGGCCCCGCCCCCCCGGTGGTACCGGGACGGCGAGTACGTCTACCAGCTGGACCCTGTTCACCCGGACGATGAGAGTGAGGACATGTGCATCGCCGTCCTGGAGGACGCGAGCACTGAGTTCCGGGACTGGCTGGACCGGGTTATCCCTGGGTGCAGGTCGTGATCGGTGGGCCGCATCCGCGCCGGCCGTGCCCGGTCTGCGGGCGGGTGATGGCGGTGAAGTTGGACGGGACGATGGCCAGTCACGGTGCACCGCCAGCCACTGCGGCGGTGTGCCCGGGGTCGGGGTCCCCTGCGGTGGTCCCTCCTCCGCCGCGGTCACCGACGAAGTGCGTGTGTGGGCATCCTCGGGCCCGGCATCCGCGTGGTGGGGCGTGTGGCCTGTCGGTGGTGTGCGGCTGCTACCGGTGGCGGGAGGCGACCAATGCCACACGGACGTGACGTGGATTACACGCGGACGAGCCAGGCGGACACCAACCGCGAGACGAAAGCCCGCCAACTAGCCCACTGGTGCTGGCACCACGCCATCCCACCCACCGACATCACCACCTGGGACCAACCCACTAGGAACCGGGCCGCACGCACCGCAGGCGTCAACCCACCCCACCGCCTCTCCCCCACCTGGGACCTCGTGGCCGCCCTCCTCGACCAGATGACCATCTGGGCCGCCCGGCACCCCCAGGACGACCGTGCCCGGCCCCGCCACACGAGCGAACGCCCCGGCTGGACCCGACCCAAAGGACCGGCATCGTGACGATCATCGGAAACGCCGACAGGCCCCGGCACCGCTGCGAGCTGCCCATCAAGTCGGTCGCTCCCCGAGGGGCCGTCTGGCGCTGCCCCTGTGGAGCGCACTGGATCGCGCGATGTCCGCCCTACGGCTGGGCTCGAGCGACATGGCGGGAAATCCGCCGGGCCCGTCGATCCGGAATCAGTCGACCCAAGGAAGGACCACCAGCGTGAGCATCTGGAGCAGTTTCATGACGCTCGACGACGACGATGCGCCGTTCACCGACAGCAGGGACGGCACAAGGCATTGGGCGAGCGGGTCAGCCGAGTCCCTGAGCTCGACATCGCGGGGCGGCTGGATCGACCTGGCCAGCAGCAGCATGTGCGGCCTGCTCCGGATCATGTCCGCCATCTCCGACGACGCACCGGAGGTCGAACTCTTCCTGAGTCGGGACCAGGTCCAGGCTCTGCGCAACGCCCTGGATGAACAGCTGCAGCGCGGCTACTTGTCTCGGGCGCCGATCGTGGCCACTCCGAAACGGGGTCAGGCTCAGTGACCACCCGAGCAGACCCGCCAGCGGGGGCCCGCCGCAGGCACGGCGACGTCCTGGTCATCTCCTACCCCCAGCCCCTCTGTGCCGAGGAGTTCGACCGCATCGACCGGTCCATCCCGGCCGGCCTGCGGCCCGTCCTGATCCTCGACGGCGGCGCCCAGGCCACCATCGCTCACCGGGATCGGTCCCGGGCACGTCGGGCCGGGTATATGCCGAGGTGGGCCCGATGACCGCCCTACCGGCCGTCCGCCTCGACAGTCTCGGCATCGCGGGGGCCACATCAGCCCCGACCTCGATACCGGCTACCGGGAGATGTGCACCCTCGAACGCCACCCCGACAGCGTCTGGCACCGGGGCGACTCCGGCATGACCTGGCAGATGCACCAAGGGTGCACCGTCCACTTCGACCCCCGCCCAACCCCGGAACCTCATGAGTCCCCCCGGGAGACCGGACCCTCATGAGTCCCGTCCGGAAGTGCCGCCGCTGCGGGCACCGTCACGAGCGGGAGACCGCCCCTGGTGTGCCGACCTGCAGCGGCCACCGGAAAGGCACCAGCCCGCCCGCCCCGTGCCTGGCCTACCCGGAGGCGGGCGGGAAGGCGTGCCGGGTCCACGGCGGCGCGACCCGCCGGTCCAAGAACGCGGCCGAGCGAGCGAGGGCCGAGCTCGCCGCGCGCGCCGCCGCCACCACCCTCGGCCTGCCCATCGACGGCCTCGACCCGGCTGAGGTCGTCCTTGGCGAGATCGCGCACCTGGCGGGGGAGGTCGCCTGGTATCGGATCCAGGTCCGCCAGCTCGCTGCGGACGACGTGATCTGGGGCACCACGAAGCAGGTCAGCAAGCAGGCCACCGAGAACCCGGGCACCGACATCACCGAGGAAGCCCACCCGAACCTGTGGGTCGAACTCCTCGGCAAGGCGCAGGACCGGCTCCTGAAAGCCTGCGAGATCGCCCACCGGATGGGCATCGAGGAACGCCGTGTCACCCTCGCCGAGCAGGTCGGGGCGATGGTCGGGGAAACCCTCCGCGCCGTCCTGGCCGACCTTGACCTCACCCCCGAACAGGCGGAACGGGCACAGGCCCTGATCCCCGTCCAGTTGCGCGCTCTCGCCGAGCAGATCGACCCGGCAGCACGACTGTGACAACGACCGCGGCCCCGGGCGGGTGGGTGGCCAGGCTGGTCGCCCAAGCTGCCAGGAACGCCGCGGACGACCTCGACCACTCCGGGCACCGGCTGTGGCGCAAGGCCGGCTGGACCGCGACCGTCCCGGCCGGCGACCGGCTCGTCCTGACCGGGCCCGACGCGAGCACCGTCACCTACCTGATCCCCGGCGTGCACCTGCCGACCGCCCTGCACCTGCCCGTCCACCCCGACCAGGCCAGCACCGACGAGCATCCGACCGTGCCCGGCGTCCACCTGTACGCCCCGCACGGCGCGGCCCGCGACGTGTTCACCACCGCCCAGGACGAGGTCCTCCTGTCCGGTCCCGCGGGCACCGGCAAGTCCCGGGCGGCCCTCGAGCTGCTGAACCTCCTCGCCCTCGCCTGGCCCGGGATGCGCGGCCTGGTCATCCGCAAGACACTCACCTCCCTCGGCTCCACGGCCCTGGTCACCTGGCGGGAGAAGGTCATCCCCGAAGCCCTCGAAGCGGGACTGGTCCACTTCTACGGCGGATCCCAGCAGGAGGCCGCCGCCTACCGGTACGCCAACGGGTCCGCCATCAACCTCGGCGGAATGGACAAATCGACCAGGGTGATGTCCTCCGATTACGACGTGGTGTACGTCCAAGAAGCGATCGAGCTGACCACCGACAACTGGGAGGCGCTCACCACCCGGCTCCGGAACGCCCGTACCCCGGTCCAGCAGCTCCTCGCCGACACCAACCCGGACAAGCCCACCCACTGGCTGAACGTCCGCTGCCAGCGGGGCGACACCCGGATGCTCCACTGCCGGCACTCGGACAACCCGACCCTCATCGCGCCCGCCACCGGCAAACCCACCCTCGCTGGGGCGGCGTACCTGGCGAAGTTGGCGAAGCTCACCGGCGTCCGGAAGGCCCGCCTGGAGGGAGGGAAGTGGGTCGCCGCCGAGGGGATCATCTACGACGGGTACGACCCTGCGATCCACCTCGTCGACCGGTTCGAAATCCCAGCCGACTGGACCAGGTGGATCGTGGTGGACTTCGGCTTCACGAACCCCTTCACCGCACAGTGGTACGCCGAGGACGGCGACGGCCGGCTATGGATGTACCGGGAGATCTACCACACGAGACGGCTCGTCGAGGACCACGCCCGGACCATGCTCGCCCAGATGCGCGACGGCGACGGCGTCTGGTTGGAGCCCCGCCCCACCGCGGTGATCTGCGACCATGACGCGGAAGACAGGGCGACCCTGGAACGGCACCTGGGCATGTCCACCTCCGCGGCGCACAAGACGGTCAAGGACGGCATCCAGGCCATGCAGGCCCGCCTCCGGCCAGCGGGTGACGGGAAGCCCCGCCTGTACATCCTCCGGGACTCACTGGTGGAACTGGACCCGGAGCTGGAGGAGGCGAAGAAGCCGACATGCTTCGCGGAGGAGCTGCCCGGCTACGTGTGGGATCCGGCCGGGGCGACGGCGGCGGTGCCGAGGGAGACGAAGGAGACACCGTTGAAGGTGGACGACCATGGGTGCCTCATTGCCGGGACGCTGGTCGCCACCACTGCCGGAGACGTCCCGATCGAGCAGATCCGGCCATGGCACCTGGTGCTTACCAGGGCCGGACCACGACCTGTAGTTGCGAGTGGCATGACCATGCCCGCTGCGGAAGTGGTGCAGGTCCTGCTGTCGACCGGGGAAGTGCTTGTCGGTACAGGGGATCATCCTGTCTGGGTGAACGAAAGAGGCTGGTCGCGGCTCGATTCATTGGGATATGGGGATAGACTTATGGGGTGTCCAACGTCGAGCGAGTTAAGTTCGCCGGAATCACATTCCGCCGCTACCCAGACTCTCCATATCAGGCCAACCGCAACTACTTCACTCCTGGAATCGCCGACAGGAAGCGGGGAGTCGGGCACCTTCACCAGGAGATATGGAAGGCCAAGCATGGACCGATACCCGAGGGTTGCGAGGTCCATCACCTCGACTTCGACCCCCTCAACAATGACCCGGGGAACCTGGCCTGCGTCACGATCGCCGAGCACAAGGAAGTTCACCGGGAACAGGCGCGGGTCCGATCGCAAAGTCCCGAGGCTCGCGCGCATCTCGAGCGGATTCGTCCGCTCGCTGCGGCATGGCACAGCTCGCCTGAGGGTCTGGACTGGCACCGCTGGCACGCTGAGGTGGAACGCTTCGGGCATGGACCCGTGCGAACCAGCACCTGCGAGCAGTGCGGGGCCGACTTCGAGACCACCAACCAGCACGGTCGTGAGCGGTTCTGCTCGAATAGGTGCAAGACGGCATGGCGTTACGCGAGCGGCGTGGACGACGAGCAGAGGACCTGCCCCCAGTGCGGTACCGAGTTCACTACCAACCGCTACAGCCGCAAGGAATGCTGCGGACGTACATGTGCTCAGCGTCTGCGTTCAGCCCGGGCTTGTGCCGGTGTTCAACCTGACGGTGGCTGACCAGCCGGAGTACTTCGCGGCCGGCGTCCTCGTGCATAACTGTGACTGCGCTAGGTACATGTGCGCTGAGCGGGATCTCGGTGCCAGGCCTCGGGTGAGGTTCATTTGAGCGAGCAGGAGCAGGGGCGGGCTGTGGTGGGCGGGCGATGGGGTACGTGGACCTTCTACGCGGAGGTCCCGGCCGAGCAGCGCGGCCGGTCGGCCATCAGGGACCTGTTGCACGCCCAGGCGGTCGCGTTGGCCAAGGAGCGGGGTGTCCGTCTCGGCGGTGGCCCTGCGGGGCGCCCGACGCTGGGCGTGCCGCCGACCCCGCCGGAGGGTGACTGGGTCCGGCAGGCCGGGGAGATGTTCGAGGTGCGGCTGAGCTACTCGGCCTGGATCACGGACACCGAGGCGGCATCCCGATGAGCGACCCGAGGCAGTTCTCCCTCTGCCTGCAGCTGCCGGTCGAGGTTTGGCGAGAGTTGGGGCCGGGTCTGCGGGAGATGGTGCTGGACGCGATGTGGGAGCAGGCATGCCAGGGTCAGGCGGCGGTCCCCGATGGGCGGCCGTGGCGGGGGCACACCTTCGCCCGGTACGTCGCCACCCCGGATGGCCCGGTCCAGGTTCCATGCGAGGAGGCTGACGCGGACGTGGTGATCGTCAGGTGGACGGCGACCGTCCGGGACGCGCTGGAAGAGGCGTTGGAGGCGACACTGTGACCCGGACCGCCAAGCTGCCGACCCACCGGGACCCGGACTGGTATGCCCGGCGGGACGCGTGGATGGCCTGGCTCCAGACGGTAGGCATCAACCCGGAGACCACCCCCGTCGGGGCCAGGGTGACCGTGGACGATGAGGCAGGGACGGTCACGGTGCAGGTCCTCGCGTTACGGCACGGCCGCCCCTACATGGACGTCGAGACCGGTGAGCCTGCGGTGGAGGACCTGGTCGTGGTCCAGGATGGGCCGGTGGCCCCATTCCCGCAGATGGTCGAGGCAGGTGGCCTCGACCATGTCGACGTCTACCGCCTCGGCCCTGACGAGTCGATGAACTGTGAGCGCTGGGTCGTGGCCGAGGATCAGGCGTGGCTTCCTGGCGTCTACGCGACCGAAGAGGCTGCGCGGCTTGCGGTCAGCTTCTCCTACTCGGAGCTTGAGCGGCTGGGGACGATCTACCGGGTCGACGGTGAGAATCGGCCGGTCACTGTGGATGACCTGCGGAAGGTGAACCGTGGCTGACTTCGACGGTCACTGCCCCTGCCAGTTCGGCCCGAACCTCGGCGCTGACTACCAGTGCCTCCACCCCGCTGGGCACGACGGCTGGCACCTCGACCAGTACGGCAACACGTGGAGCCCGGGGCTCGGCTCGTGAGGCCCTCCTCCGCGAGGCCGGGGGAGCCGGCGAGCCTGAACCGGGGTCATCCCGTGATGGCCCGGAGCCGGAATGCGCACCCGCGCTGGCGGCTGGCCCGGCAGCAGGTGTCCCGCCGCGCACACCTGGCATGGCGTGACCAGGTCGCCCCGTACGGCCTGGCCGTCGCCGGGCTCGCGCTGCTGGCGGTCGGCGGGTTCGCCGTGTTCGGCCGGTGGGGATGGTTCGTCGCCGCTGCCGCCGTGCTGCTGCTGGAGTACCGGATCCACGAGACCCCGTCGACTGGCCCCAGCTCCAGTGGCGGGCCCGGGCTGGGACTGTGGCAGGTCGCGCTCGGCGGCGCCCTCACCGTCGCGGGCGGTCTGGTCCTGGTCCTCTCCCGGGCACTGATCCCCGGCTGACCGGAGGGTTAGTCGTGGTCGCGGATCCGCAGCGACTCCAGTAGGTCCGCCCGCAGCACCCGCGTCCACCGGCCCACCGGCACCGTCCGGAACGGGCACGTCCCCCGCCGGATCATGTCGTACGCCGCCGCCTTGCTGATCCCCCACGCCTCCGCGGCCGTGTCGACAGACATGACGGCCGGTAACCCCAGGACGTCCTGCCGGGACATGCCCCGACCAGCCCGCGTCCTGCCCGGCCCGTCCGCCACACCGACACCCCCAACCCCAGCCCATCCGGCACCACCCCAGGCCCCGGACCTGTCCAGCCCGGATGCTACTGGTCCTACCCGGGCGGGGTATGTCCAGATGGCAGAAACGCCTGCCACGAGTCCCACCCAAACCCGCAGGTCCCGGACGTAACTTCCGCCCGACAGCACCCCCGTGGTGCGACCCGGGGCGAAGGGGGCCAGCGTGGGGCCACAGGA